GTATGTTGATCGCGGCGAAAACGTTGATTATCATCTCTCCTGCATCGAGAAGCTCAAAGCAGGCACTTCTCCCATCAATTATGTGATCGAGTCTGGTAAGAAATACCACAAGATCGTCATGATTGACGGTGGTTCTTCCCGCTCTGTTCACGCATTTGTTGACAAGAAGACTGGTGAAGTGTACAAATCCGCATCCTGGAAAGCACCTGCCAAGGGTGTTCGTTACGATCTTCGTTTGATTAAGGATCGTGAATATCTGCTGGAAAATGCAGACTGGGCAGGTGGATACCTGTATGCTCGTTGAGACCTCTCACAGACCCTCCTAGACGCCTCTCTGATCATGTCTGAATCTCGTACCTGTTCCAAGTGTGGTAAGACATTCCCCCTCAGTGAGGAGTTCTTTGCCCGCAATCAATCCACCAATACTGGTGGTGACAAATACTTCCGTCCTGAGTGCAAAGACTGCACAAAGAAAGAGTCACAAGGTAAGAGCAAGGCATACAAATTGTCTGGTAAGCCTAAGCGTCCTCCGCTAGGTACGCCATGTGATAACTGTGGTCGATGCGATCGTAAGCTCGTTTTCGATCATGACCACTACACATTCCACCATCGTGGTTGGTTGTGTGACAACTGTAACCGCAGTATCGGTATGCTCGGGGACACAATCGCTGGTCTTGAGCAAGCATTAGAATACCTGAAGCGCACTCGCAGTTCGTGAGTGCGCCTTTTTCCTTTTTAAAACTATGGAACGATCTGTAACTACGCACGTTGAACTTAACACGCAACAAATTAAGTTTATTATTGACATCATGTGGGGATCACCGCTAGGAATCGTCAAACAGGCAGCCCTACACCACGGAATCGACGAGGTGGTCCTGGAGGGACACTTGCAGAACTGTCTACGAGACGCCCTGGCGGAGCTCCTTTGACCCTATAATTACAAGGTAATCAACGGAGCACCACCCATGTGGGACGAGATCCAAGACATGCCTGGTGAGATCTTCGACATTTCTGACGAAGACCGCGAGGAAATGGCAAAAGTATTTGCTATGTCTGAGGAAGAGTACCTTGAGTATTGGGAGATGTGATGAAAGTTCTCTTTGTTATTTCTGGAGTTTGGTTTCTGCACTGGTTATGTCTGTTTCCTTCTCGTTTACTGGATCTAATTGCCGCAAGCGAATCACATCCCTCGCTGCTCAGTGGTACATTTCCAAATATATTGGGGATCGCTACAAGTTCGCTGTCGATTTCATAGCGCGTGGATTAGCTCGCGAAGGCATGTATGGGTGCTGCAGTATTGTTGACTCTTGCTCTCGTCCTCGCGAGTTTGTTGTTGAGATCCACAATCGTCTTGACATCGAAGACTATCTCACTGTATTATTCCATGAGTTGATTCATGTCAAGCAGCGCATCCTGCGTGAGCATGTAACTAGATACAACAAGAACTATTGGTACTCTCGCAAAGTTTCTGAGGACACACCTTATGAAGATGAGCCCTGGGAAGTTGAAGCGCATGGTACAGAGAGATTGATCTACGAGGAGTTTTGTAAATGCCACACAGGGTTAATATCGCAGAATACTATTACGAACCCGAACCCGTTTTCAAATCGATTGTGTACGGGTTAGGTGATGAGAATGACAGGCAGTCTAGCCTCAAGTGTGACGTAACTGGATGGACAATTCACACACTTGAACCTCTATGGGATCTAACTGAGCACATCAACGTTCTTGCTAATCAGTTGCTAATGGATCGCCATGGATGTGTTGAGGTTTGTGAAATGTGGGGAGCAGTGTACCGCAAAGGCGATTATGCTGTAATCCACCAGCATCCAGATCCAAACTATGTACAGTCCTTCTGTTACTATCTTGATTGCTGCGATCAGTGTGCTCCACTGATCTTTCCAGAACCCCATCGCCCTTGGATGCCACCTGCTAACGTAGTCGTGCCCACCATCGGCAAATTGGTATTCTTCAATTCCACGGACCTGCATTATGTGCCCCCACACACCTGCGACCATGACCGTGTGATCATCTCGGGAAACATCCAGAGATCCTGACAAAATGTTTCAGGGGCTTGGCATCCCCACCCAAAGCTGCTATACTTAACCCAGATCAGTCAAGCGCACTGCTAGTGCTGATCTAAATTGTACCCTTTGCAATTATTAATTATGTCCAACTACATCAAGCTGAGCACCCCTTCTGTTGCTCCCAAAGTTGAATGGTTTGAGAATCTTCCTCTCACTGAAGGTGTATCTTACCGTGTTGTTCGTCGCGAAGTTCGCGATTTGAATTCCATCATCACGACTGACGATGATGGTCATGAGCGTAACGTTGTGCGCTCTGTTGGTACTGACCAGAACAACAAGAACTCCCTCAAGAGCAGCATTTCTGTGAAAGGTGTGCTCATCGACGCCCAGCCTCCGTATATCTTTGATAACGGTAAGTTGCTGGATGGTTTCACTCGCTTCCAAGCTCTGACTGAGTTGCAGTATTCTCGCTGGATCTTCAACGTTGTTGAAGTGAAAGACGGATTCACTGCTGATGATGTTATCAACGAGGTCGGTCTTGGTGCTAACGATCATCCTCCTAGCAAAGGAGCTTCTATTGACGACTTCAAGAAGCGTCTTGCCTCTTGGATTGCGCGTCACGCAGAGATCCCTGCCTATGAAGATTGCATCCGTTGGGTGAACCAGATCCCCCACTCCTTCACTCAGCAGCAGGTAACTAACCTCTGCGAGTCTGTGATCAGCAACGCTGTCGCTGCTGCATCCATGGAGTCCTTTGACGCAAACAAGGCGAAGAACTACGCGAAGAAAGTTCTTCCCAAAGGCGCGAATGTTGTTGCTCTGAATGCTAGCGGCAACAGCACTTACTTCCGTCGTGCTGTTATCGAAGCGTTGGAATCTTTCTACGCTGGCAAAGACACTAGGGTAGTTGCATTCCTGCAGAACACTACTGCTGAAGATGCACCTGAAGCTCGTCTTGCCTGTATTGAGCGCGTCAATTACTATAACGAGTGCTTTGAAAAAGCATATCAAGCTCGCTTCCAAGATAGCAACTTCAAGTTGTTCCCTCTGGAAGGATTTGTTCCCCAGATTCTTGACGTGGAGGACAACGACGGTCTGATCACCGTCTGATCCAGTTTTACAACTGTCACAGTGCGCCCCTGCGGGGGCGCTTTTTGCTTTATATTATATTTCATACGCGATGCCCCCTGTGCCCCTGACTCTCCGCTCTCACCAGCGCCGTGCCATCGATGCACTGATCAAAGCAGCATTCGGTCAAGTTGTTATACCTACTGGCGGTGGTAAGACTCTCGTTATGATTCTTGATGCTGTTCGTCGTCTTCAAGAGTCTACTTCCCCTCAAACTATTGTTGTTATTGCTCCACGCATCCTCCTGGCTAATCAGCTGTCCGAGGAATTTCTTGAGCACATTTCTGATGCTGAGGTGATGCACGTTCACAGTGGTGAGACTCATCACTTCAGCAGCACCAAGATTGCTGAGATCCAAACTCACTCTGTTCTGTGTAAAGCAGCAGAGAAGCATCAGCTCATCTTCACCACCTACAATTCTCTGCGTCGTATCAACGAGGCAGGTATTCATATCGACGTTGCATACTTCGACGAGGCACATAATGCTACTCGCCGTCACTTCTTCGAAGAGGTAGCTAACTGCAACGCCAAGAACTATTACTATTTCACTGCTACTCCTAAGCACTCTGTCAACCCCCTGGGTCGCGGCATGAACAACCGCCTGGTGTTCGGTCCTGTGCTTGAGAGCGTCCCTGCTCCTGAGTTGATCGCCAACGGTAGCATCGTGTCCCCCACTGTGCTCACCCATACGATCGATCTGGAGCGCCAGAAGGGTCTCTTTGCCGCTGAGAACGACCGTGACACCCTGCTGAACATCATCGACGATCTGGACCCTGAGAGCGCCTCTAAGGTGCTTGTGGCAGCGCCTAACACCCGTGTGCTGTGGCGGATGCTCAGCAGCACCAACGTGATCGCCCAGTTCCACGAGCGTGGTTACGATGTGATGCACATCACTGCCAAGCATGGTGCTTACATCAACAAGACCAAAGTTTCTCGCGAGGTGTTCTTCGACACGCTGACTGCCTGGGGTAAGGATCCTAACCGCAAATTCATCATGTTCCACTACAGCATCCTGTCTGAAGGTATCAACGTCCCTGGTCTGACTCACTGCATTCTTCTTCGCCAGCTCCCTATTGTTGAGATGGCACAGACGATCGGTCGCGTCATTCGTATGGATCCCGATGATGCTGCTGACATCGCTGCTGGTAAGATTCCTGCAGGTTCTTTCGGTCTGTATCGCAAGCGCACTGGATTTGTGACCGTGCCCATCTACTCCAATCACGGCAAAGGTATTGCTAAGCGCCTGCAAGATGTGGTAGACTGCATCTTTGTTAAGGGTATTCCCGCTATTGCTACTGTATGAATCCAGACATCCAACGCTACTTCGAGTACAGCTATGATGAGGGTGGTAATCTACACATAACCATCCTCGCCCCATTTGTAAAAGAATTAAAGTGGGACTCATCAGACTTGGAGATTTCATTTGGTGGGATCAGGCGAATGAACGACTGGGGCTCCGACCCCACAATTACAATTCATGCAAAGAAACAGTACGTACATCCCTGGGAAAAATATAATGCACAGCAGCAATCCGACCCTAATTGAGGATAAAGTTCTTGCCCAACCCGTCATTATTGGTGATGGGACCTGGGCAATCTTTCCATTTCCGTATGAGAAACCGAAATGCTGGATCATCCTGCATGATGGGAAGCAATTTGAGGAGAAGCGGACCCTCGCAGCTGCGATGAAGGTTGTCAAGCAGCACTGTGCCAGGTTGAAAAGTGGTACACGAGGCAAGTCCAAGGGCAAATTGCCACTATAATTAGTACATAAGCGATTCACCCCATGACGCCCTACCCCCTCGGCATCGACAATCCCTTCGTGATCCGTGCTGTTATCGGCACGACCCGCTGGGCACTCTATCGTCGTGATCCTTATCAGAAGATCGCTGAGTTTGCTACTCAGTTCCAAGCATATGAGGCACGTCGCGCTATTCTTCAAGCTTCCTGATCATGAACATCCCTCCCCGCTACATTCTTGCTGGTGTTCTTGCATTTGCTGCCTTCTTCGGTTATAATGCATGGTTGATCCAGCGTGATAACAAAATGTTTGATGCTTACTACGGTAAGACACGCTTGCAGCAATACTGTGAGCATCTCGGTAATGATTGGCACCCTGATTGTAAAGTAGAATGACTTACGAAGCTAAGATCAAAGTACAATTCGACAGCAAATGGACCTACACAGGATCCTATGGTGATGATGATATGCTCCCTGAAGAGCATATCACGATGGAGATTCCTGCAGAGGATCTGAATACTTGTCAAGCATTCAAATTCTTCTCTAATTTCCTCCGTGCTATCGGTCATAATGAGATCGGTATCATGAAAGGTGCATGTAACACTGCCTTCAACGAATACAATCGTGAAGAGGACATGCGTAAGGTTGCAGATGAGTATGATCTGACTCTGGCAGAGGATCTTACTGTTAAGATCAAGGAAGCTGTAGAGCAGGAGCGTAACTTTGACTCGACATGGGTGGAGCATTATGCTACAATCAAGAAAGTTGAGAGTCTCGAATCCAAAGTGCAAGAATTGCACGATCGTATTGATCGCATCAAGAGAGCACTGATTGCTGAGCATGGTTGGGTAGAGGAGCATCTTAACGAAATTGATCCTATTGTTTCCTAACATGGAATTCCAGTATCCACATCAGCCACCAGAAGGTTACACCTATGAAGCTACACCCTTTCAGCGTAATGTTATTGCAATCTGGATTCGTAATCATCGTTGGTTTAGTTACAATAGCGGCGGTGCGGTTCGCTCTATCTGGGGATTCTACAATACCAAGACCAAGCAATACCACGCCCCCATCAATTCCAAATCAGTCGGAAACGTTGTGGACGTGAACGACACCACACCTTACTCTGCGATGCAAATTAATGTCTGACGTACCTAATTTTAACAACCCAGGTCACGAACAAGAATACATCGACAAATTTGATGATATCTTGGTGACATACAAGTTCTTTCTCGATCGTGTGAAGGAAGAACTGTTGCCTGGTGTAAAATACACCGCTCTCGGTGAACACTGGCTAGGAACGCTTCGTCATATTACTGATGAAGCAATCTACACCACCACCAATTACTTCGAAAAGAAATATCCAGAATATAAAGATGAGCGAGATTCGTTCGTCACCCGTGACACCATCAAGAATGCTGTTGCTGATGTTCTGGAACAGTATGGTCTAATTAAGATGGAGAATGAAGATGGCACTGTCTGAATCAGTCGAAACAAGTTTGAAGGAAGCAGAAGCATCGTTGCGTAATGCATTAGCTTATGCTGCACGACAAGAACGCCCCATGGTGTGTAGTGTGATTGCAGATTTGATTCATCGTATTGAATCACTGCAGAGCACTGATGCTATTCTTGACAAATTGGAGAACCGCAAGCCAGGGGACTCTGGTAGGTTTGGCAGTTTCTTCGGTCGAGAGTGATTTTACTGGACAGTTCGACAGGTGGCACAGGGGGGTGGTCGAAACCACCCCCTTCGTGTATGATTACTAGGTAATCGACAGACACCCCATGGCAACCCGCTCCCGCATCGGCATCGAGCTCAAAGACGGTTCGATTCTCTCTGCTTATCACCACTGGGATGGTTATCCTGAGTGGCTGGGTCGCATTCTGACCACTCATTACAACGATCGTGAGGCAGTTGCTGAGCTGATTGATGGTGGTGACATGAGCACCTGCTGGACTAAGGATGACTGTGAAAATGAGTATCATCCTGAATACTATTCTGCTCGTGGCGAAAATTGCCCTCCTCGTCTGAATGCCAACCTGCACGAGTATCTGACTCAAGATGCTGAAGAGTTTGCATACGTTTATACTCAAGAGGAAGGTTGGTTGTGCTATGATACCTGTGAGTGGCACGAATCGTACCTTGAAGCACAAGAGATTCCCAGCGGTGCGCTGGCAGTCTAGAAACTGGCACAGGGGATCCTAGGATCCCCTCCAGCTGCCCTATACTTACTTCATCAGCACACAACCCATGAAGGACATTCGCATCAAGGTCACCACGTTCGATGGTCTCTGCACCATCTGGTATGAGCGTTCCAAGCTCAAGAATGCTTGCGATGTGATCAACAAGCGAGTGTACAATCAGTTGTGTGGTCTGAACATCAAAGAGATCGAAGTTTCTGTTATTGGTGCTTGACATGACTGTTTTGATTGTTGGCGGTGTGATTCTTCTCACCTTTGCCATTCTCTTCTATCTTGAAGATCGTGAAGGTGGTGGTCTCTATGACCCTGATCCTTCTGCCTCTTATCGTTATCGCAAGAACCGTAAATGATTGTTGCTGCTCTTATGTGTGGAATCGCTACTTACTATGGTGTAGGTGACGGATTCCATGGTAATCTAACTGCATCGGGTGAAAGGTTCGATGCTTATCGTTGGACTGCTGCTCACCCACATCTACCACTTGGTAGTAAGATCCGTGTCACCAATCAAGACAACGGAAAGCAAGTAATTGTACGAGTGAATGATCGTGGTCCGTATTCACATGCTGATCTAGATCTGAGCTATGCTGCATTTGCTCACATTCAATCCACCCGTAAGGGTAATGCTACTGTCTGTTATCGAGTCATCTCATGAATCCTGACACCTACACATTCTCTGGCGATGTTACCACCTTCCTTGGCTTTGTTGGTGTTGTTTCGGCAGGCGTTATTGTTATTACTGCTTTCCGCCGCTTTTTCAACTTTTCTGTTAACGATCGAGTAAACAAATGAAGCTCCCTGACTATTCACAAGAAACAATCAATTACATGACCGAAGGTGCTCTGAACAAGAACATCAAAGGTGTCAAAGCAGCACTCAAATTAGAGCATCTGTATGACAGTGATGAATTGCACTATCTGAAGCGTACTCTTCGTGCATTACGAGATGAGCGTACCTGGAGGCGAAAAGCAAATGGCTTTGGCACCTGAATACAACATCCGATTGTTAGAAGCACAAATCAAGTCAATCACAAATGTAATTGACAACGCTGACAAATTGGGTTATAGTGATTATGTCAAGCGTTCTGCTTATCCGATCTTCTATGAGTATCAGCGACAGCTCTCAATCGAATACAATCGACAAAAATCTGAGTCTATTTCATGAAGACCAGATCGTAGAATGGAAAGGGTACACTTGTACTGTTAATTTCATTTGTTCCAAGTACATCGTTCTTCGTCTTTTTAATGGTGCGTTACCCATCGTCTATCGTGAAAACTGGTCCACAATACACGAGCTGGACAAGTAGTTATCCTTATCCATGTTACGACATCTATTATGAAGTATGCTGTTATCTTGCAGAGGAAGAAGAAGCATTCAAAGATCACTACTCAGAAGTTGATCTTCTATTCACTGGAAGATGCATCCCATTACGAGGAACAAATCCGCCAGCACGACTCAAAAGTTATTCACACTGAACTTCACCCTGTATTCTCATGAAAACTATCATCACCGCCCTAGATCAAGAACTGACGATTAACGTGTTCAAGAAGAGGAAGGGTATCTATTGGTCATACGATGGTGTTGAAGATCTGTCCTATGGTCCATTCAATAATGACCAGCAAGCAATCAACGATGCCAAGCTCTATTCTCAATATGGTACAACCTCAAAGCACCTTCTTACGACCTGAAGACGTACATCCTAAACTACATGTGTTAGAAGAACTGTATCCTGTAATTCGAAGAGAATGGGATACAGTACAACACAAGATCGAGTTTCGTGATTTTACATCCTATCAAGCACAGACGATCTCTAATGAAGGGCAAGGATATGAAATCAATCACATGTCCTACTTCACTGCACCACCAGTATCAGCTAGAACGAAATGGGGTCTAGCACCACTATACTTTCAAGGTGACATCTATAACCCTAATGCTATTCACATGCCTAAGACATGTAGAATACTCAGAGAGATAGATGCCATGACATATAGTGGTTTTACTGTACTGTATCCAACTGCATCTCTAGGATGGCATTATGATCCAGAACCAGGACCAAATGTAATCAATCTAAGAGTACAGTTACCAATAGTCAGTAGTGATAGTGTACTAGAACTCAAAGACGAGTCTAGAGTACAAACAGAGGGTAAGCTCTTGTGTTTTACTTCAGGTAGTATGCATAGAGTCTTAAATCATGGAAACGCGGAGAGAATTAGTCTCATTCTGGACTATTGGCGGAGGGTTTCTCATTAAATGCGCTTATTGAGTCTCAATAATACCTCTTATTGATTCTCAATAAGGTAATTTTATTGAGAATTAAAAAACGTGTTAAAAAATGTGTTTGCGTGAGCTTGATGGCTGGATTGTCTAGGTTCTCACGGAAGACTGTGAGATCGTCCGAGTGCTTTGTTATCTAAGCCCGCAGTCACTCAAAAGTCAAGCAGTACTGTGACACTTTCTGAACTGTCACAGGGTCGCCCAGTTTCTCCGAGTCCTGCCCTTATAATTACTTCGTACACATCTGGAGACAAATGCCCAGAACTGCTAAAACCTTCGAGTTTGACTTCACTGGGGTCAGCTCTGCCATCGACTACGTAACCGTGCAAGGTTCCAACGTTACCGTACAATTTGTAGGTAATGACAAGACTTACGAGTTTACTTGGAAGCCTGCAAGTTCTAAGTTAGTTTCAAAGCTGGAAGAATTGCAGAAGAATCCTGAAAGTTTCTCTCTCGGGAAATTCTATAATGAATCTCTGAAAAATGGAGATTTGCTGCAAAAAACTGTAAACTAACAAAAACTATCAAAAACGGTAAAAAGTAACAAAAATGGCAAAAACCTGGAATTATCGTGGAAAGGGTAGAAACTCTTCCTTTTCTCAGAAAAAGAAAGAATATGCTAATTATCTTGATCTAGCTCAGAGTGGTTACTTAGACAAGGTAAGTAACTCTAAGAGGATCAAGGCAGTAGATCTAGACTTCGATGAGGATGAGTATACTTATGAAGACTGATCTAACAACCTTCGATAAGTACCAAGTGCTATACGAAAAGTATAGCGATGTTGGTCTAGATGCTGAGGAGAGTGTAGATCTGGTGCAGTATCTTCTAGACACCGATCTAATTAACTCATGCCCTGAGTTAGAGTTACTCTCTCAGTACTATGTTCTGGAGGGTTTGTGTTACGAAGTCGGCGTGAGTTAGTATAGCTAACTGCCGCTCGAATTCTTAACTGCTCATCACCCTATATCACAGAACCGATATCAGCAACCCCTCCTGTGCCAGTTTGCGAAGTGTCACAGTGGGGGTTGTTTTGTGCTCGTGATCATGTATTGTATACACATACACGAAATTCAAATGTTTAACCGATTCGCCCTGCTCGAAGCATTCAACGCCGAAGAATTGGAGGTGTTGAATATACTTGTGCAATTCCATGATGAGTGCCCAGAGTGGATGAATGAGAGCGTATTTGATATGGTACAGGAGAAAGTTCGCGATGCATTCGCTGAGGTTAATTGTAATATCACAGCACAGGCGCTGATCGATCAGTCGGTGTGACAGTTCGGGAAGTGGCACAGACCCACTTGCAATCCCCCCCAATCTGCTCCATACTACCTTCAGTTCAAACAAACCAAGTGCAAACCCACACTCTCTCCCTCGGTCGCAACATCCCCGACGCTGGTACTGTGACCGAGCAAATGTGGCAATCTTTCCTTAAAGATACCGTGTGCGTTCTGATGCCCTGCTGCACTATCACCGATGGCATCGGTATCTGGAAAGGTGAGATTGAGCAGACTAAGATCATCAGCGTGACTGTTGATGAGCGTTCGCTCGGCGCTGTAGCTATGCTCGACAATCTGCGAGCAGTTGGTGATGAGTGGAAGCGCCAATTCCGTCAGGAGTGCGTTATGCTCACCACGTCGCAAGTTGCAGAGGTTGTCTTCGCCTAAGGGCAACCTTTCCCTCAATTCTTTACACTTAATCATTCAATCATGGGTAACAACGCTAAAGTTTGGACAGATGAGTTCAGCACAATTGTTGAGCGTTATGCTGAGCAAATCATGGACGGTATGGACATGAAAACCATGGAGCAGTTTGTGTTTGATACTCTGGTGGAGAATCTTAACAGTTACACCCCAGAGGAGTTAGAGACTGAGATCCTGGAATCGTATGGTGAGGAGTTCATCGAAGACCTGCTGAGTTAGTATAGCTCAGGGCGGCCGCTTCGCTCTGTATCACCACGAACCTGTGGTAGACTGTTCCCCCATCGTCTGACTCTATGGCACGTCGCAAGGTCCCCGCCTACACCAAGACCCGATGGTACAAATGTGCTAGGATCTCCTACCTGGTATTGCTCGCGATCGGAGCAGGTTTGGAGGGTCAGAGCTAGGACAGTTGAGGCACTGTCCACCGATCTCCCCGATCGGTCGCGACCCGTGCCTATAATGTCTGCATGACAAACAACCCTTACATCGCCCACCTCTGCCAGAAGGGGTACACCGAGCGGGAGATCCGCCAATCCATGACCCCTGCCCCTAGGGTCGTGCCTGCTCACCTGCAGGATCGCTTCTCCACCTGGGAGGAGTATCAGGAGGCAATCCACGACATGCTGAACGGACTGTGACACTTCCTAATCTGGTCTACGCCTGGTTGCTGAACGCCCTGGGCATCCTATAATTCTTTCAGTTCACCAAACCACTTCACTTTCCCCCCATGCGTAAGATTGAGCGTCTGATGAATGCCGCTATCACTGCTGGCAAAGATTTCAAGCGTGACAATACCGAAGTCGTCGCATGTTCGCATGTTTCCGATGTCTACCTGTTCGGCAATCTGATCGCCCGAATTGGTGAGACCTGGATTGAATTGTTCGATGGTGGGCATCAGTCTGCTACCACCAAGTCTCGCCTGAATGCTATTCTCTCCGAGCATGGAATCCCTGGTGAGCGTGTATTTCAGAAGGACTGGAATTGGTACGTTAGTGTACCCTCTGGCGGTGCAATTCCTTTCTTCTCTGGGATGCGTCTTAACTGATACAAATGGCAAATACGATTCGCTTAGCTCTGGTGGCAGGATTGCTCCTGATGTTCTCACAAACTCTAGGATCGGTCCTGACCCTCGCCCAGACCCTTGACCGTGTGACAGCAGACAAGGTGGCACAGATCGCTCGCCACTGACCCCCTGACCCTCTATACTAAGGGCATCGAAACGAAACGACTCATGACCGAAGACCGCCTGCTCTCCCTCTACGATGATCTGCTGGTCCTAGCAGAGCGTCAGGCAGTGGACCTCTACGGATGCGACCTGGACCGCCTGGACCCTGAGATCCTGGAGTTCTACGGTTCCCGCCTGACCGAAGACAACCTAGAGGAGTTGGCATCCGATCTTGCCCACGAGGCATGGTTCGCCAACTGACCGTGTGACACCCTAGCTACTGTCCACCGACCCTACCGCTGCCCCCCTGATGCTCTATACTAAGGGCATCGAAACGAACCAACCCATGTCCCGCTTCTCAGTCTACGTTCCCTCTGCCCCCTACGAATCGATCTCGGTTGATACCTGGGCTGAGGCACAGCGCCTGCTCTACGTGCTCGCTGATGAGTTCACCTATGCTGAGATCCGTAAGGATGGCAAGATCCTGGACGACCTCCAGATCCTGTGACAGTTGAGGCACTGTCCACTCTGCCCCCCGATCCTGCCCCCTGACCCTGTAGACTAACAGCATGAACAAAACCAAGATGACTCACGACGAACTGATCGCCATGGTGATGGCAGAGTACACCGAGCGCCTCGCCCGTGAGGAGGCACAGCGCCAAGCGATCCGCGATGCCGTCGCCGCTGGCACCTATCAGGCACCCGAGGGACAGTGGGGGACCTGGCACATCAGCGACCGCGACTGATCGCCCCTAGCTCTAGACTAACCACATCAGCAAACGACCGATGCTCACCCGCTACGAAGTCCGTTATCAGACCCCATACAACGCCTGCGAATGGCGCTCCCAGTTCTTCAAGACCCTAGAGGAAGCGGAGCGCATGGTAGACTTCTATCGCTCCTGCGGTTCCCCTGCTCACATCGCCCCCTGATCATGCTTCGCCTTCTCAACCGCGCCCTGCGCCCCTTCAATCGCAAGGTTGTCATCTTCACCATCATTCACCCCTCCTACTGATGAAGACCCTCAAGATCACCACCGCTCGCAGCATGGTCACCAAGATCGGCGGCAGCATCCGAGACGGTCGCAGCGGTCACGCCAAGATTTCCCATCCTAGCATGGGCGAGACCTTCCCCCTCCCTATCCATGGTCGCAGCGGATCGCGTGACCTCTCCCCCACGGTGACCCGTAAGTTCCTGGCATTCTACGAACGCATGGAGGCAGCAGCGAGGGGTTGACGCCTGCCCCTAGATGCTCTACAATTCTCTCAGTTCACACCCCACCGATGGCAATCTACTCTCAGTGCAGCGACCTCGAAACCCGCGAGACCATGTGGGTCGCTCGCAAGACCGAAACCTCACCCCAGACAGTCTACGCTGGTCAGATCCGCCCTGCTGAGGGTTGGTGGTGGGCAGGATGCTACGCTGACCGCTACCACGATGAAGCGATCGCCGCCCTCCCCACCTTCGAGTGACCCTCAGGGACAGTGCCCGCCCCCGTGGCGGGTCGCCCCCCTAGCCCATGTTATATGGGACCCAAAGAGCTAATCTATAAAGTCTTGCATTCGCGACCGAACTAATCATGACATCATTCATCGAAAAACTTAGGATCCCTATCTCAGAAATTTTTTTGGGGCAAAATTTTCTCGTATACCTTTTTGAGGAACCCCAAATCGCCCACTCCAAGATTATCCGAGCTTGCATAGCTGACTTCCTAGAAGGTCGCCTGTCCTGCAAAGAACCTGCCAGTGTGTATTGGAGTAAGTCCGACACCCGCAATTATGTTGCCATCGCGGTAGCTGCCATGCCAATTGGCATAGATATAGAGTATATGCGAAAGCGCCCCTTTGAGCAAATTTCGCGAAGATTTTTTCATCCCTCAGAGATCACCTCTGACAGAGAAAAATTTTATGAAATCTGGACCAGCAAGGAAGCAGCTGTGAAACGTGATAAGTTAACGATTGCAACGAATCTTGCAAAATGTCCAGAGGGAACTATAATTACACTAGAAGATCTTCCACCAGACATCAAGGGGGCAGTTGCAGTATGATCAATCTTCACCAACGCTACAATCACTACCTTCACACGAATCTGCTTCTAGATCATGAAGAAATTAATGAGAGAGTGATTAGCTATGGTTGGACAGACGATGGGAAAAATCTGACAGGTTATTACATCGTTACCGAAAATTGGGTCATGCATTACGATTTGTCTGAGAATTATATTGGAAAGGAGCGATTGGTCAGTGGAAGACAGTGAGTTGATTAAAGTTCTCTGGGCGCGGCTGGATGCCTTGGAGCAGCGTGTGAACGACTCAAAGTTGATGATGCGCCGCCCTGGCTCAGAGGAATATGAAAGACTGGTAGATATTGTCTGTGACCACGACGAACGGTTAAATACGTTAGAGGTTAAAAAACCGCGTAAACCCCGTTCGGCGCGTAGCTCTTAGAGATATGGCAATACTTAGCAAGAACTCTTTTAATCCTGCTACGATAGGTGTACCTTTTAGTGATACGATTACAGTCATCATGACGGTACAGTGCCCACCTCCTGCAGGACCACTGGAAGTCTTACAGAGTGTCACCATGACTGCCATAGACCCCGTTATACCCACTGGAATCCTGCCTGGACTCGATCCTGGTCTTCCTCTGGGTAATTTGACGTATATACCTACTGCTACTCCATCTTCGAGCTATACGATCTCAATTAATGGTACGTTCAACGAGACTTATTTTGATGAACGAGAATGGGAGTACCGTGATGACACGACTGGAAAGAGTTATCATACTCCGATTCTAGAACTAGAGAGTTCTATGCAGGATCCAGCTGGTTTGATCTACACTGTCAATAAAGATAATGTAGGACCAGATGCCTATACTACAGGTGGTCAATACGAAGACGACATTCCGAATCCTGTCGATACGTTGATCCGATATAAACCAGACTTCCGTGCATCTAGAACTGTAACGTACACTTATACAGTCGTTACGCTCTGTGCAGGTGTTCCTTTGACCTATGTGTTTCCTGTAACTCATAATATATTAAATAATTGGGATCTCGGAAGAGATAAGATGAAGGATATTATTGCCAACAAGAGTAGGTACTAAGAATGACAGCGACTACACCAGCAGTAAAAGACGCTTACAGCACTGGACATGGTTGTTTTCCACCCACACAGCTCGTTCAGGCATCTAATAATGTCTTTGCAGGCGGTAAAGGGATCGGTAGACTTGATGATCAGTACGCTTCTCACTCTTGTGATAGCACAACTCACTCTGGAAATGACCGAAAAATCGTTTCTGGGTCGGATACCGTGTTCGTAAATGGCAAAAAATGCGGAAAATTGGGTTCTGATGTAGCTGATGGCGATGCTGTTGGTAATCATGGACTCCCAGAAGGAGCAAAAAAGGTCTACATCGGCGGTTGACTTGACAAAATCGCCAAAAAATCGTAAAATTTTGAATGTAAGTCACTGATTTTCTATGGCAAAAGCAAAAGGCGGTCTGATGAAGACGAATTATGTACCTGGAAAGCCCAAATGCACCAGTCAAGGGCGTTCTAAGAACACTAATTTGGCTGCAACATCGCGAAATGGACGTAAAAAGCGTTATCGTGGACAAGGAAACTAAATAATTCTGGAGATAGCAACCTCCGAAAAAGTTCTCGAAGACTTTTTCGGAGGATTTTTTATGGCAATTTCACCTGTAGACCAAGGAAATGAGTTTGTTGAGTCAGGAATGACACTGATTACGTCTCCAGCTAGTGAAAAATACTTAAAAATGGCAAGAAAATCAAAATATCAGCCACCAGAAGATCGTTACTCTCGTCCATGCGGCGGAAAGGGAGGGTTTGACGACTTTGTTGAGCGTTGGCACGAATAGTTTACGAAACCCTGATAAATAACTCAAGGTCGAATTTTACAAAATGGCTATTATCTCAAAGTCCTTTAGGGACTTTAGCCTTACCTTTGAGAAAAATCCAGTAACTAATGATGTTCTGACTCTTAAGAATGAGAAAGCGATTAAAGAGTCTGTAAAAAACATCGTTAGGTACAATTTTTTTGAGAAGCCATTTTATCCTCAGTTTGGTGGAAACGTCATTAAGTATCTTTTCGAAAACTACACTGAAGGTTTGTCGAGTGAGATTTCAGATCAAATTAAGAAGACAATCAACACTTATGAACCAAGAGTTGCTTGTTATGATGTCTTTACTAAATTCGATGAGTCAATAAATGACCTGCAAGTTTCGATTTCGTACCTAATTCTTGGTACGCCTGTCACCATAGAAAGCATAGATTTAGTATTTAAACCATAATGGCGTTCAATCAGGTCACCTCGTTAGAATTTAACGAGATTAAGGCACAAATTAAGGATTATCTCAAAGCTCAAGATCAGTTTTCTGATTATGACTTTGAAGGATCTTCGCTGACCGTACTTCTTGACATTCTTGCTTACAATACTTACTATTCTGCAGTTAATGCAAACCTTATTGTAAATGAGAACTTTCTGGAAACAGCTGTTCTCAGAGAGAATGTCGTAAAACTAGCTAGAATGATCGGATACACTCCTAAGAGTGCTAGATCTGCGATTGTGCCAACGACCATTACAGTTGCAACCGCATTTCCTTATCCAAAAACAGTTACTCTGTCCAGAGGACTTGTTTTAAACTTTATTGGAGCAGATAATGATAACTATGTCTTCTCCACAATTGCAGATCAGAGTGCATCAGTAGATAGTCTGTCTGGAATTGCTACTTTTACTAATTTGCCCCTTTACGAAGGTGTATTTTTAGTAGACAGTTTTGTTAGAGACGAAACTCAAAGACAAAGATTCATTTTAACCAACCAAAACATCGATACCACTAGTTTGAAGGTAGAAGTTACTAGTGGAACGACAACTGAGGCATATCTTTTAGCAACTGACATCACAAAAATCAACGGATCATCAAAAGTCTTCTTTTTAGAGGAGTCTGAGTACGGAAGACCAGAGATTACTTTTGGTGATGATGTTCTGGGTAAGGCGTTAGTTGATGGAGACGTTGTTGATGTCACTTACACGACTAGTTCTGGACCTGGATCAAACGGTCTGACTAACTTTGACTTTATTGGAACAATCAGAGACAATAATAACAATAGTATAACTACTGGAATTTCAGTTAACTTGATTACACCTCCAGATGGCGGTGCTTTCCAAGAAACAACAGAATCTATTAAGTTTTCTGCTCCCAAATTCTATTCTTCTTTTGGAAGAGCTGTTTCAACGAGAGATTACGAAGTTCTTCTCCCACAGATCTACCCAAATATCCAATCTATCGCTGCCTACGGTGGCGAAGAGGCAGATCCCCCAGAATACGGTAAAGTTTTCTTGGCAATCAAACCAAAAAATGCCGATAAACTGTCTTTATCAGAAAAAAACAATATTCTCAAAAAACTCAGAGATTATTCTGTAGCTGCGGTTGAACCAAAAATTATCGACCCATCTGTTCTCTATATTGATCTCGTAACCTTTGTTTATTTTGATCCAAACAGAACTCGTAGGGATCAAGCAGATTTAAAAACGATTGTTTATGCAACTCTGGCAGCTTTAAATGCTGGATCTGAGTTTAATAAGTTTGGTGGCAAGTTCAAGTATTCGAAACTGCAGAAATTGATCGATGATGCAGAACCTTCGTTTACTTCAAACATTACCAGAGTGGTAATGAGAAAAAATGCTCCAATTCAACTGAATGCAAGAGTAAACTACAAGATTTGTTACGGAAATAGAATCCTTCCTTCTACTGACGTTGCATCAGTAAGCAGCACTGGATTTAATCTTGCTGGTGATACTCAAAATACTTACTATCTCGATGATGATGGTGAAGGTCAACTCCGTCTGTTCTATATCAAAGATACTGGAGAAAGACAATATATTGACGGTCTTTGGGGATCTGTTGATTATGATTTGGGAGAAATAGTTATTAATGATTTGATCATCTCTGGTACTCCTTTTGCCCAGAATGAGATTCGCCTTTCTGCGGTTCCAAGATCAAATGATCTGGTTGCTCTTAGAGAAACCTATCTGACAATAGGTATAGATAATACAGTAATTAATATTGTCGAAGACGTAATTACTAGCGGTTCCAACGTTTCTGGAACTGGTGTCATCCCAGAATCTAGCTATAACTAAAATCAACTATGCCTACATCCTCCTGGAAAGTTGGTCAGTGGACTACTCCAACCACTCCTGTAACTGTACCTCCAGTTCCATCGGAAGTTAGTCCAGAATCAAAGTCTCAGATATCAGATAGAGTTTTCTCGCAGTTTCCTTCGTTTGTTAGAGAAGACTATCAGACTTTTATTGACTTTGTAAGGGCATATTACAAATCTCAAGAATTAAAGGGAAATCCAGTTGATGTCATTCAAAACTGGGATGATTACTACAATATTGACAAGTATTCAAACCTTGTTCAGGAAACCGTTCTCATTTCTGCTTTAAGTGAAACTTCAACAACTATTGATGTCCAGAGAACTAGAGATTTTCCTAATGAGGGATTACTTTTAATTGATGATGAAATTATTTACTATAATGGTAAGGGAGTCACTTTATTCCAGAACTGCGCTAGAGGATTTTCTGGATTAACATCAATTGGTAGTGCTGCTGAACTAAATTTTGAGTATACAGAAGCAGCGAGTCATGCTACTGGTGCTAAAGTCATTAATTTAAATAACCTTTTCCCATTATTCATCCTCTCAAAATTTAAAGAGCAATATCTCGCGACATTCCCAAAAGATTTTAACTCTGGTGTTGAGGAAAATGTCGTTATTAAGAGAATTAAGGACTTCTATGCATCTAAGGGCACAAGCAGATCCTTCCAATTTATTTTAAGAACGATATTCGGCGTAGAGTCGTCAATCAATTATCCACGAGATAGAATATTCAAACCATCCGATGCATATTATGTTTCTAGGGAAGTTATCAGAGCTAGAAAGCTCGAAGGTAATCCCATGGAGCTTGTTGGACAAGTTTTATATCAACAGGAAGATCCAACTGACGAAAATGTAAAATTTGCTAGAATTTATGTAAAGAGTGTTGTAGAAATTTACACTGAAGAAGGTGTAATCTATGAAATTGACGTAGACACAAATAATTCTGCTGGAACCTTTGTAACTCCTTATAAGACCATCTTGGCTGATGATCTTGGTGGAGACGTTCTGACCGATACTGTAATTACCGTAGATTCCACAATCGGTTGGCCAGAGCAAAATGGAAAAGTTCGTATTGAAGATGAAATCATCTCATACGCAGAAAAAACTGTAAACCAATTTATTGGATGTACAAGAGCAAGAGATAATACAAGTCCAGCAGAACACGTAGCTGGTCATGAAGTTATCGCTGCATTCGAAGTATTTGGATATTCCAATTTAGATGGTTCAAAAATCACCATCAAAATGTTTGGTGGAACTAGAGGAATTAAACTGAACACTCCTGGTAAATACTATCTGCCAAATAGTAAGATTACAACTCCAACCAGTCCTGGTTTTGATAGTATTGATTCTATCTGGAAATCTTTCATCTACAACGTAAGAAGAGCATTTAGAGGCACTTCTATAGTTCTTGGATCTCCAAATGCGAATGGGAGTGTTATTGCCACTGTAACCACGGTTGAAGATCATGATTTAAATCGTGATGACAAAGTTACTATTGTAAATGCAGATGAAGACATTTATAATGCAACTTATAGTGTAGTTGGTGTTGGATCTGCAAATACATTTAATATTCTTATTCCAGCGACTCCAATATCAACTCCAACTAAAGAGTTTATTGCTCTTAGAGAATTTTCATATGGAACGAGTGATTTTGGTAGCATTAGAAATGAAATTGAAGATTTTACTGCAGATATCCAGAATACCTATAGATCAACAGATAATGCAATCGTAGCTTGTACTGGAATACCATCTCATAAGATTGGTCCTTTTGGTGCAAATGATATTCTCCCAGGAAACCAAAGATATTTAAAGAGAATTCCTTTACAACCAATCACAAAAAGCACCAAGCAACCAACACCTGTTGGGCAAATTGGTATTGGTGTAAACGGTGTACCATTTTTCTCTTATAAGGGAAATGCCAGCAAAAAGTATGGTGGATTGATTGGTATTGAAAAAATTAATGGTGGCGATGGCTACGATATTACAAACCCACCAATTGTAGAATTTGAACCAGATTATCAGTTAGATACAAACTATGCTATTGGAACAAGAGTAAAATATAATGGTAATAGATACGTTGCTCTTGAATCTGGTCAATCTGCATTTACCACTTTTCCAACTCATACCAGTGGTGTACAGGTACATGGAAATATTAGATGGGAGTATGAAGGTTCCTCTGCAACTGGAGCTGTTGAAGTAGACGGTAGAGTTATCGAAATTAACGTAACAAATGGAGGAAGTGGATATACTTCAGAACCTATTGTTGCAATTATTGGTGGTGGAGCATCTCCTACAAATGCCGCTTCCGCTGCAGCGCAGATTACAAATGGTGTTGTAACTAATATCACCATAACCTCTGCTGGTTCTGGATATACTAGTGTTCCAACAATTTCAATCACTGGTGGCGGTGGTTCTGGAGCTACTGGTCTTGCTGTTGTTAGAGGATCAATCAAAGAAGTTCACATCACAAGCCCTGGAACGAATTATTCATATGAACCTCAGGTAAACCTCGTTTCTGGTAGTGGAGCTGTAGCGTACCCATCAATCCTTAATGGTAGAATTGAAAGTATCATCGTTACATTTGGCGGAGAAAGGTACTTTGGACCACCAGATGTAGTTATCGTTGGTGATGGCGTTGGTGCAACTGCTTTTGCTAATGTAGATCTCACTAGAAATATTGTTACAGATATTGTTGTAACTAATAAAGGTATTGGTTATACTCCAGGTAAAACAGAAATCTTTATTGTATATCCTGGTGTTGGCGCTCAATTCCAAACCAAACTTACAGAATTAACTTATAATGAAGCAGCTAATGCAAATGAACTTGGAGTATCTGCAAACACATTTATACCAAGAGTTACGTTTGATTCTTCTAATGGTGCTTCTTTCCAAGGAGCAAACTATCTGATCTATGGTGGAGAATATGGGTATATGTTCAGTCCAAAAAGACTGAGATTTTTACTTGAAGACAACATCAATTCATCACTTGTAGAATTGACTCCGACTAAGCATTCTCCTATTCTTGGATGGGCTTATGATGGAAACCCAATCTACGGTCCATATGGTTACAAAGACAAAGAGAATAAATCTCCATTTAATGAGTATAAGCAATTAACCACCAGCTATAGAATTAAATCCACAAGAACTTCTCTAGTTGATGGTCTTACAGATCCATTAGGAACCTTCATCGAAGATTATGAGTATGTTGAGGGTCTTGGAGATCTTGATGAATATAACGGTAGATATTGCGTAACACCAGAATATCCAAATGGTGTATATGCATATTTCTGCACCATCGATGGTGTAACTGGTAATCCAAAATTCCCATACTTCATCGGTCCAAACTTTTACTCGCAGGCAAATGAAATAAACTGGAACGGTAATGGTTTGCAGCGAGGATTTACCGAAGATGCAATAAGATATAAAGCTCCATATTTGGCAGTTGATAATCTCATCGTTAAGAGAAAGCAACTTATCGATAGAATAGAATTCTATTTGGCTTTAGAGGATACTACAACCATTATTACAACTGAAACTGGCGATTTCTTAGAATTAGCAGAAGACGGTATTGGTTATTTTGATTATTATCCATCAATTAAGGGAAGTCAAGCAGATTCTCTGTATGTTGCGTCCACAAACAAATATTCTTCATCTGGTATAGATCAGTATCTCCTTGAAGGTGGTGGATCTGGATATAAAGTAAACGATAGACTGATCTTTGATGAAGAAAATACTGGTGGATCTGGATTAAGCGCAGTAATATCTTCCGTTGAAGGAGTACCAGTATCTACAGCCTCCTTTGCTGCCGATGATGACGATGTTTCTGTTGTCACCTTAACTACCACAGAAAATCACTATGTCAAAATTGGAGATTTGGTAAACGTATCAGTTGATGATAACTTATATGAAAGAGAGATCGGAGTAAAGATTATTGGTAACAAATACCACTTTAACTATTTCGATCTGCAAAGTGCCAAACTCATGAAAGTGTGGCAAACTGGAGTGAGCTATCAAGTTAATGATCTTGTTTATAATGATGTTTATGTGTACAAAGCTAAGAATAATGGAACATCTGGTGCAACTTCCCCAACGCATACAAGTGGAACAGTTATTGATGGTGTTGGTGGAGTTGAGTGGGAATATGTAAGAGTAAGAACGGATGGCAATCTATATCAAGGTGGATGGTCATCTATAACGGGAGGATCTAATTATCTTAATGGAACTTATACTAATGTTCCATTAACAACTAGCGGTAATGGAGTAAATGCAAGGGCAACTATAGTTGTCAGTGGTGGAGCAGTAACCTCAGTTACAATTACAAATAGTGGATATGGTTATGAAGTTGGAGACACAATTTCTGCTTCTAACCTCAACTTAGGATATAATTTAACACCTTCACCTGGATCTGGATTCTCAATCACATTAACTGAAGTACAAAAGGAAGTCGTCTTTAGATCTAACAAAGCACATCAATTAAGAGTTGGAGATATAGTCAATATCTCTGGAATCAATCCATCTGCATATGATAATTCTACTTACAGCGTGGTTAGAATTGATACAAACAGAAGGTTTGTGTGTAAGAGAAATTTTGCAAATCCTACTGCAGCTATTGTGACAACTGCAGAGGTCTATGTAAGAGAACCAAAACTTCAATTTATTGATGGTCACAGATATAAGTTTGATGTTTCCGATTCCTCCCACTCTGGAAGGAGACTTACTTTCAGTTTGGATCCAGATAATACAGAGGTCTTTACCTATAAGAATATTTTTGCTGTTGAAAATGATCAAATTACTGGAGAGCAGCAGTCAATAACTATTAGAATCCTTGATCTTCCAAGCACATTCTATTATTTTGATATTAATGGATTGACTACTGGTTTATACTTCAATCTAATAAATGATCCAATCGTAGGAACAAATACTGTAACAGAGGTTACTGATACCACGATTGTATATGAACTTGGATTGGAGCCAGAAACATCATACAATTTAGCTAATGATGTTTCATATATCACAAACTCGATTTATCCTAAAGGTGGAGTTGGTGCCATAACAATTGGAGACCCTGGGCGCAATTATTCTTCAATTCCAGCACTCAAAGATACATTTAGATCTGGTGCTGGTGCTACTGCTGTTGCAACTATTGCTGGACCAATTCTTACAGTTGGAGTTACAAATAAAGGATCTGGTTATAATGCTGCATCTCTTCCAACTGCAGTCATGACTATGCCAGATTTTGTAGATCTTACTTTAGACTCAGTTTTAGGATCGTTTGTTACTGATGAAATCATAGTTTCCCAAACTATCGTTGGTACTCAAACTGCAAGGGGTAAAGTAATTTCTTGGAATCCAAGTACTTCCATACTGAGAGTACAACCACTGAGAAATACTACTTCAGGAGCTGCAAATAAAGGATATATCATGTTCAGCACAGTGAACGTTCAAAGGAATAAAGTTTACTCTGCAGACTCTCAGGCATCAATTGTAGGTCTTTCTGGAACTCAAGCACAAGTTGCTGCAATTATTCCTGCAACTGGACCTAATGCTGGATCTTTGGAAAGTGTTGCTGTAAATAATCCAGGTTCAAATTACAGAGTACCACCACAGGTAATTCTTGATGATCCTTACTATGGTGGTGTCACTGAGGTTTCAATAACATCTCAGAATACTAGCGCAAACTTTACTGCGGGAACCTATACGGGAGTCGTTCAAAAGAGCGTAGCTCCAACTGGAGGAACTGGAGCAACATTTACGGTTACAATTGATGCTGTAACTAAAGATGTAATTTCAGTCGTTCCAGATACTTCTGGATATCCATATGCTCTCGGAGATGTAATAACAATCTCTGGAGCACAAATAACTGGTGGTGTAGATGTCACCGATGATTTTACAGTAACTGTAACTGAACTCTCATTTAGCAATCCAGCTCAAACAAGCGTTCTTATTAATGCAAGTATTGATTCGGTAACTGTTACTAACGGTGGTTCTGGATACCTTTCATCACCTGATGTTTTAGTTAGTGGTGGAAACGGCATCAACGCAATTCTTAATGCACAAATTGTCAATCAAGGTGTAACTAATATTGTTATTGAAGATGGCGGTGAGCAATTCCAAAGCCCTCCTGTAATTAACATCGTACAAACGAAGGGAACAGGTGTTTCTCTACTTCTTAAGTCTTCCGATCTTGGTCAAATTGTAAAGATTGGTGGAGACAACATTACCTTTAACTATAGTCATGATAGAACTCTAAAGCCAGAGTTGAATACTACATATAACCTTCAGTTGATCAGAACTCAGGTTATTGATTATCTTGATGTTATTGATGGTGGGTTTTCTTTTGTTGCAAAACCAACTATTTTGCTAGAAGGTGGAAGTGGTTCTGCGTTTTCACTCAATCCTATCATTCAGAATGAAGTTATTCAAGAAGTACAAGTAGTAAATCCAGGTAAAGGATTCCTGTCCGCTCCAACAGTAAAAGCTCAGGTAAGCCATGCATTTGTAGCACTGAGATCCAACAGTACTTTAAACTTTGCGTATGATGCAAAAATTCCAACAGGTACAAAAGTTTCATTACGTGAAATTTCAGGAAAACTTCCACAACCATTACTACCAAACGTAATCTATTATGCTATTGAAGATACTATTGCTAATGGATTGGCAAATAACCAAATTAGATTAGCAACCAGTCTAGCTAACGCAAATGCTGGAACGTATATTGTCTTTACATCTGCTCCTACTATTGGTAATAATGGAGTATCTGCATTTGTTCTGGATACAACTGATCTTGGCGCAAGAATTGTTGCATATATGAAACCAGGTGAATTCTCAGTTGGGGAAAGAATTTACCAAGGTGCATCTACAGCTTCATATACCGCCTATGGATTCATTAAAGAATGGGATCCAAAAGGAAGAGTTGTTAGTGTAGAAATTGTTGAGGGCGAATTCAGAATTGGTGAACCTGTTTTTGGTGCAGAGTCTGCAGCATTTGGTCAGATCCATGCTTTCGATAGAGCAGACGCAGTATTTGAAGTTTCTCCTATCAGCATTTCTGGAAATAGGTGGGAAAGAACAACTGGATTCTTGGATCTTAACGAGCAAAGATTATATGATAGCAATAGATTCCAAGAATTCTCATACGAAATCGCATCTCCTATCAATATCAAGGAGTGGAAGAATCCAATTAAATTTGCAGCACACCCAGCTGGATTCAAAGTATTTGGATCTCAAATTGTATCTACTGCAACATTCAAAGATTTTAAACCAACTCCATATAGAGACTTTGTAACTAATGATTTGTATAACTGGTGGTTACCTGGAGTTCCCCCAGCAACATTAAGAACATTTAATGGTACAACTTATTTCACTCCAAAACCAACAGCAAATAACGTTGCAAAACTTTCAAGAATTGACAATTTTGCTTTAGGTAAAGCAGACTATACTGCAACGGTTCCAACCGAAGTCTTGATGTTTGGACGCCAGCTGTTAGACGTACAAAAAATTCTCACGAATATCGTCCATAAGATTGATACTATTAACTATAGAGCTATTCCTTTTGATGGAAGTTCTTCATCCGCAGTGAATCCAGCAACTGATGAAATAACTCTGACAAATCATGGTCTTGTTCAAGATCAAAGAGTAATTTATAATGCTGGTGGAGATAGATTCCAAGATGCTAGAGATTTAATTGTAGCAAATATTGATTATATTGTAGAGGAGACTATCGGTCATATCGAAGCAACATTCCCAGCTTTAACTGATGGATCCAAACCAGATTATGATCCTTCAATCTGTGCAAGAGATACTAGACTTGTTATTGCAGCTTGGGCAAATGATTTGAGATATGGTGGTAATGCATTTACCGTAAAAGCAGTAAACTCGTATATTGGTCAGACAGTCTTAGTTGCTGATAGATATGGCGATGCTAGAAATCTGTTGAGATCTAATAAAACTCTTATTGCTGAGGAAGCAGTCGGAAGGATGCTCGTAGACCCCGTGGTGGGCGTTCCAGCGGGTTTCCCTGGCGTTCCTGGTGGCAATCAGAACTGTATTGATGATGTTGTAGATTTTATCGAATCTATGAGCTACAACCTCGCATATGGTGGTAATAGCGAAGTTTATGATGCAGCAAATCTCTATGTAACTGGATCACATGTTCAAGGAGAAGAAGATGCTTCGGTGAAAGTATTTGAGATTGCATTAGAACTCTGCGAGGATGTAATTCAAAATTATCCAATAATTACTTCTTATACATCTGAGGTTCAAGTATTTGACAATAGTATTTCAACGGATCCGATAGGATTTGTTGCCGATCGAAATGGTGATGCATATGATTTACTACAGGCAAATAAAGTTTTTGTTGCTAATGAAGCAGTTCAACGTTATCTGATCGCAAATCCATCTTTTGTAATTCCAACTGGAAATCAAAATTGCATCGATGACGTTATTGATGTAATTAATGCAGTATCTAAGAACGTTGGATATGGTGGAAATGACCATACTTATGATGCTGCAGCATACTATGTTGGCACTTCTCACATTAATGGTGAAGAAACGGAAACTATTGCAATTATGCAAATTGCAAGAGATCTCTGCCAAAATGTAATTAATAATGAATCAATCAGTGTTCAAGGTTCTCATGGATTAACCCAAACTTATGATTATACGATTACTGTAGATCAGGGTGGATGTGCTGCTATTAAATCGACTATTGCAACGCTGTTCTCTATCGTAACTACGGCAGTTTCTACGGACAGCATGGCACATGCCACAAGAACTGGTGGTGGTGGATATGTGAATTCTTGCCAAAATGTCGTATCTTCTATGACCACTTTGTTTGGAATTCTAATCCAAGCTATTGGAACAAATGGAAACCCTGGAAATCTTACTGGTATCACTAGAACAGTTCCAGTAAATAATATCTTACATATTGGTGGTGAAGAATTAGAAACCATCGCGGCATACAATAAAGCAAGAGATCTTGCAATACTAGCAGTCAACAATAATCTTCCTTTCACTGGAACATATACAACAAGAAGACCTTTTGTAGATCTTTCTATCACATATGATTCTGGTGGGTGTGCAAACGTTGTATCTGCACTTACAACATTATCTCAGATTCTAACAGAAGGTATTGATAATCCTGGAACCATTCCAGATATTGATGTTGGATTCTATCCAAACGTTAGAACTGGAGACCCAATTCAGGGATTAGTTTCAAATACTGCATACTATGTCGATGTTGTGGATGCAGATACTATCAGACTACTCGATGCTCCATCTGGAAATGTTCTTGATATCACTTCGGTTGGAAGTGGACCAGCTCACCAAATCATTCTGTCTGTAGATGGCATCAACAACAAATTTAAATTAAGAAAAGACTCCATAGACATATCTACTGTTATTGCAAAGACTGCACAAAAGAGTCAATTGATTGTTTCGATTAACGGCATTATTCAGAATCCAAAAGGATTCACAGTTTCAAATGATATATTGGAATTTGCAGAATCGCCATTAGAAAATTCTGAGGTTTTGGCAGTTTACTTTGATAGAAAGAGTTATAGTAATGTATTTGAACTGGATACATTTGGGGATGCAATTCAATCATTCAATACAACTAATGGATTGATTGCTGGAGCAGGTTATACTAATGGCGTATATACTTCAGAACCATTAGTCAATAAGAGAGGTAATGGAACTGGGGCAACAGCTAATATTGCGGTCGTTGGTGGTAAAGTTGTTTCCATCAGTATCGTAGATGGAGGCAGTGGTTATACTAACAACGATATTGTTAGTGCAACTTTAGCTGGATCTCCAACTCTTGAGTTCCAAGTTGAAGTTGAAGATGTCACCTTTGATGGAGTTAACACTACGTTTACATCTCAGGTTGGCGGATCTAATTATGCTTTACCTGCAAGTGATAACTTCTTGCTGTTCCTGAATAGCACTTTACAAGTTAAAGGTACGGAAGAATCTTATACTTATACTGGAAGTACGATCACGTTTAATGAAGCTCCTCTTGGAAACATGGACTTCTACTGCTTCTATTTCGGCAAATTGAATCTTTTAGATGACATCTCACCATTCTTTGATAATAGCAGAAAAACTTATATTCTCAAGCAAAGTGGAGCTCCATTTTCTATTGAATCTGATGATCCATCAATTGATGCTGCTGGAAACCTGCTTATTTTCGTTAATGGAATTTATCAAGAACCAGGAGTTTCTTATACTCTAAGGGGTTCTTTACTGGAGTTTGATGAAGCACCAAGAGCAGGATCAAACTGTGTCTTGTATGTATTCCTTGGTTCTAATGATGACATCTTAAGAGAAGACACATTCAACTCTATTGATCCTGGTGATATCGTTAAGGTTTCTAGCGAAGCAGATGAAAGAATCCTTGCATCTATCAGTAGCTCTACAACAATTGATACTTATGAATATGTCGGTTTGAGACCAACTCCAGCAGAATTTACAGCAGTTGTTCTTGGTGGAAGAGTTGCTGCTGTAACTATCGTAAATCCTGGTTTGAATTATGAAAATCCACCAATCCTTGTATTTACTGGTGGTGGTGGAGAGGGTGCATTTGCACAAACTACAATTGATCCTGGAACTGGTGAAGTAACTGGTATCATTAATCTTAATCCTGGAAATGGATATACTTCTATTCCTAAAATAGTTCCAACCCATCCTGTTTCCATCGAAAGATCACAGAGAAATAGAATTATTTCCAACTCAAATGCATTAGCAGTAACATATCTAACCAACTCTATTACATCAACATCCGTTACGATAAATGCACAAAATGTGTATTGGGACCTCACTCAACAAATCGGATTCCCAGATGAGGGGGAAATTTTGATTCCAGTTTACAGTGGCGGACGTTGGAGAGTTGAAAGAATCTTATATGGATCGAGAGATGTGAATACAAATACCTTCACTGTTGCAACTAATGGTAGAGGTAATTTTGGAACTGGTCCTTCTTTTGGAGTTGGATATGATATCAACGTTGTCACTGGATCATACACGTCTTCTGGTACTTTATGCACCGTGAATACTTCTGGAGCACATAATTATACAACGGGAATGTCCGTTTATCTGAAGCACACATCTGGCACTGGATTTGATGGTAGTTACAAAGTGAATGTCACCTCCACGACTCAATTCACAGTTGAATATCCATTTGCTAGAACAACCAGTGGAAGTATATCGATTCTTCCAGAGATTCGTCTTAGATCTTTATAAATAAGTAAAAAAGCTCAATTGGCATGGCATTAGTCACTGACAAGTTTAGAATATACGCTGCCGAAAGTTTCAGAAACACTCTGCTTACTGCAAATAGAGTGTATATGTTCATCGGACGTGCAAAGGAGTGGGGATCTCCAGATACTCCACCAACCAACGAACCCGTTGATAGCTTTGCATATCACAGAAGTTCTTATAGAGATTCTGTAGCTTTCAAAAGAATTGATATCTCAGATACATCTTTAGTTATCCCAAGAGTTGACTGGATTGATCCAGCAAACACTACTGGTGGAACTGGTAAAGTATATTCGATGTATAAGCCAGACTATTCGCCTTCGAAAACTACATCTAATGGATCATCAAGACTGTATGATTCAAACTACTATGTAATGAATGGTGAATATAATGTATACAAGTGTCTTTATAATGGTCAGTCACCAGAGTTCCCAAGAGGTCGTCCCTCATTAGTAGAACCAACTGGTACTTCAACCACAGTTATTGAAACTGGTGATAGTCCTGGAGTATATTCCTATAGATGGAAATACATGTATACTATTGATGCTGACAATATCCTTAAGTTTGTCACATCAGAGTTCATCCCTGTTATTGATAACTCTCTCGTCCAGTCTGCTGCAAACTCTGGAGCTATTGATACTATCGTAGTTGATAATGCAGGTACTGGATATAATAATGGCACTTATACTAATGTTCCTGTTCGTGGTGATTGGGAAATTAATGGTGGAACACAAGCTCTCTGTACAGTGACGGTTGTTTCTGGTTCCATCACATCTGTAATTATTACCACAGCAGGTAGTGGATATACATTTGGAACCATTAATGTTGGATTGATTCCAAATATCGGTAGTGGGGCTAACGCAAGTTTGGACGTTGTTATTCCACCAAACGGCGGGCATGGTTATGATGCTGCAAGAGAACTTGGAGCATACAGATTGATGTTTTCGACAAAACTGGAAACAACAAATGCATTCGTTGATTTTCCTAACGATTTGACTTATAGAAGAATTGGTCTGGTTTTAAACCCATTTGACTATAATACCACTTCTATTTCAGGTCAGAACACAAGATCTGCTGTTAGAGCAATCAAGTTTCCTCAGTCTGGAACTGGAACTCCCAGTGGAAACTTCACTCCAGGGGAAATTATCACTCAAGCAAATACTGGTGCTCAAGGTCTTGTTGTTTCTTATGATTCAACAACAAAGGTTTTAAAATATGTTCAGGATTCGGTGGATGGTGTAACCAACGGAAACATCGTGCAGTTCTCTGGATCTAGTGAGATTACATCTTCGATAAATTCAATTACAGCAACTCCAGATACTACATTTGGAACAGCTTCAATTCCAGTATCTCAAATTACAATTGGTGTTTCTGTTTATGAGTTAGGTCTTTCTTTTGTTAGCGGATACGCTAACCAAGAGATCCAAATCAACTCTGGAGAAATGCTCTACATAGATAATAGGAGTCCGATTAGCAGATCGGCAGACCAAAACGAAGAGATCAAAGTAGTAATAGAATTCTAAATGGCACAGAACACTAACCTGAACATCGCCCCTTATTTTGATGACTTTGATTCAGATAAGGGGTTTCTAAAAGTTCTCTTTAAACCAGGATATCCTGTTCAAGCTAGAGAATTGACGACTCTGCAAAGTATCTTGCAGAATCAGATCGATTCGTTTGGTCAAGGTGTTTATAAGGATGGTTCTATGGTGATTCCAGGAGGAATCACTCTTAATACTGAACTTCCTGTCATTCTGATTCAGAATACTTATTTGAATCTGGACGTAGAACTTTATAGAGAAAGTTTAGATGGTAAGGTTCTTAAGGGATCTACATCTGGAGTAAGAGCAAGAGTTGCGTTTTCTATCTCTGCAGCTACTTCAGAAAGAGGTAATATCTCTTTCTATGTCACATATCTTCAAAAGGCAGACGATAATGTAACTACAAACTTCTCAAACGGAGAGATTCTTACTTGTGAAGAAGACATTACATATCAGTCAACTACTATCTCTGCAGGAACTCCAATTGCTCAACTTCTGAACTCAAATTCAAGTTCAGTTGGATCTACTGCAAATATTGGTAAGGGTGTATATTTTGTTCGTGGTTATTTTGTACCCGTTTTAGATCAAACAATTATTCTCGATCAGTATGGTGTAACTCCATCATACAAAGTTGGTCTCAAAGTAGAAGAAAGACTCATCACAGCAGATGAAGATGAGACTCTTTATGATAATGCTATTGGTAGCACAAACTTCTCAGCTCCAGGCGCAGATAGATTTAAAATCAATCTGACCCTGGTTAAAAAGCAATTAACGGATCCAAACTCTGCTGACTTTATTGAACTTCTCAGAACAGATGTAGGTAAGATCGAGAAGAAAGTTGTAAGAAGCGATCTTGGATTTATTAATGAGGTTTTAGCTAATAGAACTAAAGAAGAATCTGGTGATTACTACGTCAAGAAGTTTTCTGTAGATGTAAGAGAAAATCTTGATGATGGTTTTAATAATGGTGTGTTCGCTGAAGACTCAGTAACTCAAGATGGAAATACTCCATCCGAAGATAAGATGGCAATCCAGTTGTCTTCTGGTATTGCATACATTTCTGGATTCAGAACAGAAAGACAATCAACAACATACAAAGATGTCGAGAAACCAAGAACTTTTGTTGGTCAGGATAATGTAGCCGTTACTCCTGCATTTGGAAATTATATCTACGTTGATACCGCATACAAAGCACCATCTTTGTATTCAACTATAGAATTAAGAGATCAAGTTATTTCTACTAATGGATCTGCAAGTGGAACTCTGATTGGATACTCTAGAGTTTATGGATTCTCATATGAGGATGGGGATCGTGATACAACTACTACAAGATATCGCATAAACGTTGCAGATACAACAATCTTCACAAAAGTAACTACAAATAGCGTTACTTGGACTGCTGGTGATCTCCTCGTTGGCGCATCTTCTGGTGCAAAAGGATTTGTTCAAGCTGGATCTACAACTACTGGTTATCTCTATGATGTAACTGGTACATTTATTGCTGGAGAAGTTTTACAGAAGAATGGAAGCACTTTTGCAACAACTTCTGATGTATATACCTATAACTTTAGTGATGTTAAGTCTGTATATAGTGGTGGATTTACTGCAAACTTAGTATTGGATCAACAGGTATCACTTCCTGGTTCTGGTCCTATCCTTTCTGGTGTTTCTGGAGCAACGGCAACTGTCACTGCCACTCTTTCCAACTATGTGTCGCAACTTAGAATTAATGATGTTATTGAATTCTCCAATAATAATGCCAGCCACAAAGCTCGTGTTACAGCTATTACTAATAATTATAGTTTTACTATTTCTCGTTTGGGATCTACCACTCTTGCTAATGGTGCAATTACTAGCGCCATTATAAGAACTAGACCAGAAATTAAAGAATCTAATAGACGTTCTTTAATAACAAGTCTTGGTCAGCAAGCAGTAAAGAATACAAACAAAAATAACACTATTGCCCCATCTGGATTTTTCAGACAGAGTTATTCTGGAATCTCAGTATCTAGCGGTTCATTCAGTATCACTGCTGGTACTGGATTAACATTTAGAGATGCATCAGATGCCGATGACTTTATGGTTGTCGTTGACGCAGGTGGTGGAACGATGCCAACTGGAACAATCATTACATTTGGTGGATCGCCAACATTTACAGTAAGTGCAACTGGTAGTCAGTCCTCTGTAACTATTAGTGGTCTTGATAATGCAGTAACTTCTGTATCTGTAGTTGCTACTGTTTTCCAAAGCAACAGATCAGCAAAAGTTAAGACCACTGAGAGAATGAAAATTCTCAAGCTTGACGATACAAGAGGATCTGCAATTAATGGATTGACTCAGTTGTTAACTGGTTATGGATCAAGAGTAGAAGATGATATCATTTCTCTTGGTTGTGCCGATGTCTTTAAAATTAAAGCAATTTACGAATCTCTTGATGCTCAAGATCCAGTTCTGCCAAGATTCCAGTATACTAATTTTGTTGGAACTTTACAAGTAGACGATATTATCACTGGAGATATCTCAGGGTCAAGAGCAAGGGTTATCACCACAGATAGTAATTATGTCTACTTCATTCCAGTAAATGATGATAAGTTTACTGATGGAGAAAATATTTCTGGTCCAACTGCAACATTAAAGATTGTCACTGGAAGTATCATTAATGGATCTAAGAACATTACTGATAACTATACATTAGATAATGGTCAGAGAGATCAGTTCTATGATTATTCTAGATTAGTAAGGAAACCTGGTTATACAGCTCCAACTCATAGAGTATTTGTAATCTTTGATAGATTCTTAACGACTAGTGGAACTGGATTCTATAGTGTTGATTCATATCCAGGATCAGAATACAAAGAAATTCCTTCTTATGGAGATCTTCAACTTAGGAACTGTCTTGACTTTAGACCAATTGTACCATCAAACCTCAGTGGTTCTGGTTCTAGATTATCTCCATATACTCTGACTTCTGGTGGAAAATTTGACTTTGCAAATAGAGCTTTTACTGGAAATTTAGTTGGTCTTCCTGGTCAAAGTGATTCTACTATTTTAAGTTATGAATATTATCTGGGGAGAATTGATAAAGTATTCCTCAATAAAGATAATGCGATTCAAATTGTAAAAGGTGCTCCATCGGATAGACCTGTACAACCAGAAGATATTGAAGATGCTATGCTTCTGGCAACAATTACATATGGTCCATATGTTTTTGATGTTGAAGAAGATGTAAGCATTAGAGAGACAAACTTTAGAAGATATACGTTTAGAGATATCCAAGTTTTAGATGAAAGAATTAAGAACTTAGAGTATTATACTCAACTTTCTTTACTTGAGTCCGAAACTGCAACTATGACAATCCGTGATACTACTGGATTAGATAGATTCAAGAATGGATTTATTGTTGATAACTTTGCAAGCCTTTCGACCAGTGACACTCTACATCCAGATTATAGAGTCTCCATGGACTTTGAATCTGGTGAACTGAGACCTGGACACTATACAACTCAAGTTCCATTAGTATATGGAACAGATTCACAAAATGTAAAAATTTCTGGTGATATTGTAACTCTGCCATTTACTGATAGTTTACTTATTGAGCAGTCTTATGCATCTGCAGTAGAGAACGTAAACCCATTTAACGTCTTCACTTACGTTGGAGATCTCAAGTTATATCCAGAGTCGGATAACTGGGTAGATACAAAGACACTTTCACCACTTAAGGGACCAACAGTAGAAGGAAACTTCCTTACAACAGTCCGTGAATATAATGCAGACCAGAATGGATTTTCACCAATTCACTGGAATGCTTGGCAAACAACTTGGACTGGAACATCCGTAAGTGTTTCTCAAGCTAGAGAAAGCACGGGTAAGAAGAGTAGCAGAATTAGGGAAACCACGACAACTACTACAACAACAAAGCAAGCTAGAACTGGTATTCGCTATAGAGTTCTTCCTATTGTTGAGGAGCAATCTCTTGGAAGCAGAATTGTTTCTGTTGAGCACATCAATTATATGCGCTCTAGAAATATTGAGTTTACTGTCAAGAAAGTAAAGCCAAGAACCAAGTTCTATGCTTTCTTCGATGGTATTGCTCTTCCAACTGCAAACGTAACTCCAAAAATCATCGGACTGATCAAAGATCCAGGAGTTGACTCTAAGACAAACAGTATTCCTTTCCAGATTGGCGAAACTGTTTATGTAAATGATGCTAATGGTCAACCAAGATTTAAGGCTAGAGCGGTAAGTCCAAATGAAGGATATAATATCAATCCTTTAGATGGAAATAGTATTTCCTCAATCAGTGACTACAACTCTAACTTGAATTTCATTAATATTGATACAAAGGCACTTTCAGATCAAGCAAAGGGTGCGTTTTTTGGTTCTCCAAAACTGAACGATTACTTAATCGGTGAAACTTCTGGAGCAATCGCAAAAGTATCAGACAAATCGCTCATTTCTGATGGATCTGGTAACTTGAGAGGAGCATTCTTCTTAGATGATCCTAATATTGACGGTAATTTGAAATTTAAGACTGGTACAAGATTGTTTAGACTCTCAGACCAGTCGGATGATACTCGTGTACAAGGCGTATCAGATTCATCTGCTGAAGCTGAATTTGTATCATCTGGTCTTTTGCAGACTCAGCAAGAAACCATTATTTCTGTTAGAAATGCACAGGTAACTTCAGAAGATCTTAGAGAAGAAAGAACTCTCGTAAGTACAAGCACTAGCACCAGATATATTGACCCTCTGGCACAAACATTCCTTGTCGATACTGCTGGTCTTGAAGGAGGAGTATTCCTTTCCAAGGTTGATATCTTCTTCTTCACAAAGGATTCTGAAATTCCAGTATCTCTGGATATCAGAACTGTTGTAAATGGTACACCAACCCAGATCATTCTTCCTTTCTCGAAGGTGGTAAAGCAACCAAACGAAGTATTTACTTCAGATGATGCTGCAACTCCAACAACCTTTGTATTTGAATCCCCAGTTTATATTCCATACAGATCTGAACATGCCTTGGTCCTGACATCGGACTCTAACCAATATAAGGTATTCATCTCTGTTCTTGGTCAGGATGCAATTGATGCTGCACATGCTGGAGAAAAGATCTCTGAGCAACCATACATCGGTGTTCTGTTCAAGTCACAAAACGCATCTACTTGGACTCCTGATCAATATCAGGATCTGATGTTCAAGATTTATAGAGCACAGTTTACTTTACCAGATACTGCATCCCCATCAAGACTGGTCCTAAACAACGCTCAACTTGGTGAGTCAAATGGTGGATTCCTGAGACTACTTCCAAATACCTTTAGCTTGACTTCTGGTAGTGATGAGATCAGAGTATTCCATTCGAACCATGGTATGCAATCGAACCTCAACTATGTTTCGGTTAGCGGAGTAATTTCTGAAGTTGCAGATACACAGATCAATATGGCTGGTGGATTTGGAACAACCGCATCTCAACTTACAGTTGATAATGCAGCTGATTTGCATACTACTATTGGTGGATCTGCAGTCAGTTCTGCAAACCCTGGATTCTTGAGAATTCTTGGTACTGCTGAAGATGGTAGTGGTGATGAAATTGTTGCATACGAATCAATCGCTGGTAATGTTGTTAACATCGTTGGTCACTCAGTCGGAACCGTAACTGGAAGAAACTGGAGTGCAACTGGTGGATCTGGTTCATCTATCGGATTAGCTCACTCGAATGATGCAGTTGTTCAGTGCTACAACTTGGCAGGTATCCCACTGACACTCATCAACACTGTCCATAGTCCAGCAACAGGTGGTTTGTTGACTGCAAATAGTCCACATTCCTACAAGTTAAAGATCAGTGGTAAAACCGCTGGCAAGACAATTAGTTCTGGTGGACCAAACATCAGAGTATCCCAAAACATTCCATGGGATGTTCTCACTCCTCAAATTCAATCACAAGTTCAACCACAAACTTCTATTGTTACGAGAGTTCTTGGTACAAGTGGAACTTCTTCTGGACCTTTCCCATCTGGTTCTTCAGCAGAAGTATCTTTTGTTAAGGATACTACCTATGCGGATGTAACTCTTGGAGAAATTAACTATTTCCTTGGAACCAAGATTATTGCTTCTGAGATTAATGAAATCAATAACATGAACAGTCAGAAGTCATTTACTATGGAAATTGACATGAATACTGAGGTAGATAACCTGTCTCCAGTAATTGACCTTGAGAAGTGCTCGATAATCACCACAGCAAACGTTATTAATAATGCAACTCCATCTAAGCAAATTGGTGGAGAGTGTGTAGCAAACTACATTACTAGAATTGCAAGACTTGCTAAGAGCTCAACTGGTCTAAGAGTCATGCTCGCAGCAAATACTTTCACTCCTTCTAATGTAGTGGTGATGTACAAGTTGGTTCCAGTTGGTTACGGTGGCAACCTCGATGATCTCGATTTCGAGTTCTTTAATGGAGACGGTAGACCAGATAGCGGATTGATGATTCCTCAGAACAATCCAGACATCTTTACCGACTTCGAATATACATTAGAAGACGTAAGCAGCTTCGATGCATTCCAGATTAAGATTTCACTCACTGGTTACTATCAACCATATATACCTAGAGTAAAAGATCTGAGAATAATTGCCCTGGCGTGATGGACGATAAAATAATTGATTTGATCCCTGTAGAAGGACATGCAAACTTCGGCAGGGATCCTGATTCTAATGCTATCTTGAACACGGATAATAGTGGATATGATGCTTATATCCGAGCGAGAGAAGCAAATAAGAAAAAAGATGAGGAAATAAATTCCCTCAAAGAAGATATTGCAGAGTTAAAAGAGATGATGAAAATGATCGTCTCGGAACTCCATAAATAGGATTGAGCTAAATACTATAAGGAATTCTTTAGAGAATGGCTTCTGCAGTATCCAATCTTTTGATCTATCAAGGTGCCGACTTCATTACCGATTTTACAATCGAAAATGATAATGGTACATTTTTTGACCTGACTGGTTATACTGCTGCGTGCAAAATCAAGAAAAATTATACAAGCAGTACTTCAACTACTGTTAGTGTTCAGATTTTAAATCCAACAACTGCTGGTCAAATCCAACTTTCTCTTGGACACGCAACTACTACCGCTATGAAGCCAGGTAGATATGTTTATGATGTTGTAATTACTTCCATCACTGGTCAAAAAACTAGAGTCCTGGAAGGCACGGTAAGCGTTCTAGAAGGAGTAACACTCTAATGGCAAGACTTAGATTTGGTGATCAATCGGTCCCAAGAGTTACTAGAGTTGCTGCTGGCGGCGGAGGTGGAAGCGTAGGTGGATTATCTGACGTTGACCTCACAGATACTTCTCAAGGTGGATTGAATGAGGGAGCGGTTCTTGTATATGATCAAGCAAACAGCAAATTTGTTGCAACAAACGTTTTAAATCACATCACTATCAACGGGGGTAGCTTCTGATGGCGTCATCCATCCTTATTAAAAGAAGTACTGGGACGACAGCTCCAGGAACTATTTTATACGGTGAACTTGCAGTAACACAAAGCGGTACTGGTAGTCAGGCAAACCAAGGAGACCGTCTGTTTATTGGTGACAATAACGGTGCTGCCCAGGTAGTAGGTGGTAGATACTTCACCGACATGCTTGATCATGTCCACGGTGTCCTTACTGCTAGTTCAGTTGCTATTGTAGATAGCAACTCAAAGATCGATCAGTGGAAAGTTGATGATATTGTTCTTGATGCAAATGTCATCACCACTGGAACCACAGATGCAGATCTTGTCCTTCGTGCCAACGGAACTGGTAAACTTGTCATCGAAGATGGTCAAGAACTTGAGTTTGGTACATCTGGAGATGTAGAATTTGTTTATACCGATGCAGACGGTACTCTCGATATCAAGCGAGTAACAGGAACCCCCAACCTGCGTATCGCTGATGATATGCGTATCTACTTCGGTAGCAACAAAGATGGTGGTATTCGTTATGACGAAACAACCCTCGATAAAGTAAGAATCGATGGTGCTGATTGGGAATTTGATAGTGGTGTTGCTGTTAAGCTTGCAGATACGACTGCATCAACCAACTCAACAAGTGGTGCTTTCGTAGTTTCTGGTGGTATTGGCGTTGCTGGTCAAGGTTCTTTTGGAACTTTACTTGTAGAAGGTAATGCTGAAATTGGTGATTCTGCTGGAGATACCTTAACAGTAGATTCAACTACAACTTTTAACGGTCCAGTTACCTTTAATGGTACTCAGACTCTTAATGCAACTATCAATCAGACAGGTCAGTTTAATATTGACCAACTGAGAATGGATGGTAATGTTCTTTCCACAACTTCTGGGACAGAACTGATTATTGACCCATTCCCTGCTGGTGGAGACGCTGCTGGTCTTGTTATCATCAAGGGTGATCTGCAAATTGATGGAACAACCACTACTGTTAACTCGGCAAATATGTCAGTTAACGATCCAACCATCGAACTTGCTGATCCAACTACTGTCCTTACAGTATCTGCAAATGCTACATCTGGAGCAACAACTTTAGTTGTAGACAAAGTTGATGGTCTTGCAGCTGGAGATGTAGTTTCTGGAACTGGTATCGCTGCTGGCACAAACATCACTAATGTTAATGCTGGTACAAAGACATTAACTCTTGATCTTGCAATCACTGCAGATATTGATTCTGGTGATAGCATTACAGTAACCAGAGAAGCAAACGATGCTCTTGATCGTGGTGTAAAGGTTCACTATTACACTGGATCTGCATCCAAGTTTGGTTTCTTTGGTTATGATCGTACTGGAGGCGCCGATGGTCTTGGAGCTTGGACTTTCATCGAAGATGCAAGTGATACAAACGGTGTATTTGGCGTAGTTGGAAGTCGTGGTACTGTTGTACTTGGTGACCTCGAACTTGATAATGATCTTCAGGTTCAGTATGGTGGAACTGGTCAAAGCACCTTTACAACAAATGGTATTATCTATGGAAACAGTGCAAATGGTTTGCTTGTAACTGCTGCAGCAAATATGGCAAGTCCTGGATCTGGTAATGATGTAACAACTTCATATCAAATCCTCACTGTCACTTCATCTGGAGTTCCTGTTTGGACTTCAACTATCGACGGCGGAACATTCTGAAATTAAACCCATGAACGTACAAATTGTTATTGCAACATTACAAAGAAAAATTTCTGACTTGACACTGACAAATGTAATGCTGGAAGCGCAAATTTCCGATTTGCAAAGTCAGTTAAATAGTATCAAAGAACAACAATCTACTGAGAATGCTATAAATGGCAGCGGAACCTACGAGAATCAAACTCAAAAGATCGACGACGGCGACAGTAGTACCGACGACTTCTAATCTTCTTGATGGAGAAGTAGCCGTTAATATTGCTGATCGTAAGATCTACGTTAGAAATGGAAGTAATATTGTAGAAGTTGCTAACCAAAAACCCAACACGGGTGAGGTTACAACTGCTATGCTTGCGACCGATATTACAAATGGTCCTGGACAAACTTATTATGTTGCTAAAACAGGTTCAGATTCTACCACTTTAGCTAGTGGTGGGGTAAATGGTAAGCATCAAGATACTCCATTTTTAACTGTTGCTAAAGCTCTCAGTACGGCAACATCTGGAGATATAATTTATATTTCACCTGGAACATATACGGAAACTTTCCCCCTGACTATTCCAGATGGAGTAACTGTTAGGGGTGCTGGTATTAGATCGGTTCTGATTCAACCCTCTCCAGCAACTAATACCCAAAATGGTTTCGTATTAAACGGAGATACTCATGTTTCCGATTTGACAATTGGTGGTATTCTCTATAATGCTGGATTAGATAGAGGATATGCAATTGTCTGTGCATCCAATTGGAATGCCACTCGTAGTTCATATGTAGAAAGAGTTACTGTCCTCAATAGGGGCAGTGTAACTTCTCTAAGCGATCCGTATGGATTTGCACAAGGAGATGCAGGTAGAGGTGCAAAGCTCGACGGATCTATATCTTCTGCTTCTTCTTATGAGGCAGCAGTATTATTCAACGAATGTACGTTCTTCACTCCAAACCAGATTGGTCTTTATATGACCAACGGTATTCGAGTAGAACTCTTAAATAGTTTCTTCTATTTTGCTTCGGAGGCAATTAAAGGTGCCGCTGGTGCAACAGGTGTTGCTGGAAATGGTAGAACTCGCTTAAAGATTGGTGGGGTTTCTGGTACGTTTAGTGCTGGAGAAACTATTTACGAGCTCAGTAATAATTTCGTAACTGGTTCATATACACAGTCAGGGACAACCATTACTGTTACGAGTAATGCACATGGTCTTTCAAACGGTGACCATGTTTACGCAGATTTCACTTCTGGAACTGCAGTAGATGGATTCCTCACAGTTTCAAGTGCTGCAACTAATACTTTTGTACTGACTGCTGCAGCATCTGCTACAACTTCTGGCAACGTTCAATATAAAGAAGTTCTAGCTTATGGTCTCATCGATGAGAATGATGGAACCTATCTCTACCTTGATGGTAAGGGTAATGGAGAGTTCTCATCAACTGCTAGTACTGCAAAGACCGCAGTTACAACAGGTGACGCAAAACTTTCAACTGCACAATTTAAGTTCGGTACTGCATCCTTATTATTAGATGGAACTGGAGACTATATTTCTTATCCAACTAATGTTAATTTTGGATTTGGTTTAGGTGATTTTACGATTGAATGTTTTGCTAGATTTGATGTAGTAAATGATAATCTTGGTATTTTCGATTTTAGAGCTGCTGCTGGGTCGGAGGTCGCTCCTCTCCTGTATCTGAATGCGTCTGGAAGACTCGTATATCAGGTAGGTGCTACTGCAAGAATTACTGGTGGAAATACTTTATCCGTAGATACTTGGTATCACATCGCTGTTTCTAGAATTGGCGACCAAACTAAGTTGTTTGTAAATGGTGTTCAGGAAGGATCAACATATACTGACACTAATGATTATGGAAGCACAAAGCAGTTACAAATTGGTAGCATTAGAAATGCAAACTATGAGTTTGATGGTTATATCGATGAAGTAAGAATTTCAAAAGGTATTGCTAGATATACTTCCAACTTTACTGCGCCTGCTGCAGCATTTGCTGAAGATATCTACACAGTTCTTCTTCTTCACTTGGATGGTGCTAATGCATCTACTACAATTTTAGATTCTTCTGGATCAACTAAGGATATTCGCTCCAGTGGTGGAGATTCTGCTACAACAATTAACCTTGTTGACTATACAGACTTTGGTGCAGAACTGCGTTCTATCGGATGCGCTGCTGTCTATGGAACTAAAGCTGTAGTTGCTGATGGTCTTGGTGTTGTCCTTCGCCTCACTGCAGCAAACTTCGAATATATTGGAACTGGTGCAGACATTACAAATAATGCTGCAAATACTATTCAAGCAAATGAAATCACCGAACTGAATGGTGGTAGAGTATATTACACCTCCCAAGATCAATCTGGAAACTTTAGAGTTGGCGATCTGTTTGTTGTTGACCAAGAGCTTGGAAACGTTACTTTCTCTGCGACAACTCAAAATGCCCAGAGTGCAGCAAGCATTACTCTCTCTGATGGAACTGGAACAACGAATCTCTATCCAGCTTACATCGAAACTGGCAATCTTAGACTTTCTGGGAATACTTTAAGTTCAACTTCTGGCAATATAATTCTCGATCCATCCTCTGATGAAGACATTATTCTTAATGCCGAAATTATTGCACCAGAAGAAATTTATCTCAGAAACGATAAAAAGGTTGGCATAGATTCCAATAATTCTGGAAGCGGATCTTTTAATATTTCTACTAAGGAGCAAGCTGGTTGGTCAAGCTATGGTCTCTATACAAATAAAAACATATCTGTATTTGCAGTTGGCGTTGATTCAGTAAATATAGATCAAGAAGGAAGTTCATATGTAGCGAATACATATGCCCTCTCGGCAGTAAGTGATCCAACGGTTGTTTGTACTTTAACTGCAAACCTAGAATCCACGGGAGGAGTAAAAACTGTAACTTTAACAAATCCTGGATCTGGATATACTACGATTCCAGTAGTCTCCACTACTAGTGGATCTCCTACAGCACCAGCAGCTTTTACAGCTTCCTTAAAGGGATATGGGTCTGTAAAATCTGTATCTATATCTGTTGGTGGATCTAACTATGTTTCTCCAACAATAGTATTTGATAATCCGCCATTACAATCTTTTAATGCCGCATCTAATGTATCCACAGCAAATGATACTATCAGCTATCAAAATGGAGTGGTTTTTGAAAATGATGATACTGTCGTTTATTCAAACGGTGGAGGAACACAAAATATTGGACTAACTGATGGTGCAACATATTATGTAATAAATGCAACTTCTACTACTTTACAACTTGCAGCATCTCAGGGAGGAACAGCAATTCCTTTGACCACCGCTTCTCAATCGGAAAGTCATAGCCTCAGAGGAACTGCAGCAACTGGAACTGTTCAACAATCAGGAGGAACAATTACAGGCGTTACTATTACCAATCCTGGGGTAAAATATTCGGTCACTGCAGGCGCTACTATTAATGACCCCTCTGGAAATGGGGTATCATTAACTGTACTAATAGGCAGAAAAATTGACTCTATTCTTATAAGTGATCCAGGATCAGGATACACTTCAGCTCCATCCATAAGTATTACTGGTGATGGAGTAGGAGGTTCTGCATCATCAACGATTGGATACGAAGTTGGCTCAGTAACGATTAACAATCCTGGAGAAGGATATTCATTCACTCCATCTATTTTAGTTTCTGGAGGAAATCCAAATTCTCCAGCTCAATTCTCTTGCTCTTTTGATAAAAAATCTGGAGAAATTGATAATGTTACAATTATTGATCCTGGAGTGTTATATACTTCGGCTCCCACATTAACTGTTGTTGGAGGATCTGGTTCTGGAGCACAATTAAGTGTCACAATCCTACCATTTGAAGGAACTATATCTAATTCTGGCAGTGGATATAAACCAGGTATCTATAATAATGTTCCTCTTTTAGGAGGAAGTCCAACTTCTAATGCCACAGCTACAATAACAGTACCTGGAATTGGTGGAATCATATCAAATTCTGGATCTGGATATACTCCAGGATCACATCCAAATGTAACTATAAGAAATACTCCAACAACAATTTATACAGTAACAACTGTAAATAGAAAGCAAATTGTATATACTAACTTATCTGGTGGTAGTTTTTCTGCTGGTAATACTATAACTGGACAAACTAGCGGTGCAAGTGGAGTAGCTACTTATGTAGGAACTAACGCAAGTGGAGATACAGTAATTAGATTTAGCTCAATTACAAACGGACCATTTACTTCTGGGGAAACGATAACTAGTGGATCAGTAACCGCTACAATTTTTACATATTCCGATTCTGTTAATGTTTATTCAATTAATGGTCAAGAGACTCCGAACATAACTCTGTCTAGCTATAACACTTATGTTTTTAACATGAGTGATCCGTCTAATGTTGGTCACCCATTAGAAATTTCTGGATATGGATCTGGACAAGTCGTTTGGTCTGAAAATGGAGCTCCTGGAACTACAAACGCAGAAGTAGTCGCTGTATTTACCAACACAGCTGTACCTTCTTCAGCAACAGTTAAATATCAGTGCATTACCCATGGTGGAACCATGGGCAATTACATTAATGTAACTGATGGATCTGGATCTCCAGGAGTATATGGTAGTGGAGCATCATTATCCTTAATAGTTGCACAAAACGGCACAATTTCTTCTGTTTCATTTGCAAATCAGGGAACTGGATATAAAGTATCAGATACTTTTGGAATCCCAAGTAATACTTCTGCTGGATCTGGATCTTCATTCCAATATACAATTAATTCATATTCTACCAGCATTTCTTCCGTTACCAATATATCCCCAACTGGGGGACCATATTTAATTTCTGATATTTTATCAGTAGATCCAAATTTTGACGGTGAAGGAGTTGGTGGTGGATTTTCTTACACATTATCAAAAGTAGGATTTGTTGATTCCGTAAGCATTACTTCTCCTGGATATGGATTTACATCTGGAGAAACATTAAAATTTACAAATGCACCTCAAACTTCGGGAACTCCATTTTCATTAAGTGTAGATACAACCATCGATGACACTCCAATAGAAATTAATTATGATGGTAGTATTGTTTCAAATAATTGGTATCTTAATGAAGATGGAAGCGGTGAAATTGGCACAACAGGAACTTCATTAACTTTACATAGTGTATCATCTGATGATATTAACGTACTTGGAGGAATCCTTACATCAACTCTTCAGGTTGGAAGTTCAGCTAGTATTCTCAATTTAACTGCAAATGGAACAACCACATTAAAATCTGCAGATATCGAATTGCAGAATGGTTCTGCTGCAGCTCCATCTCTACAATTTACTAACTCAACATCTACAGGTCTCTACAGAGATGCTGCCGATGTTCTTGGAATTACTGCTGGAGGAACAGCAAGGGTAAAAATTAGTACTTCTGATATTCAGACTACTAATAATATCAAAGTCGATAGTGCATTTGGTGCAACGACTCCATTCTTCTTTGTAAATTCTATTGGAGAATCTGTTGATATCGGTGCTCCAGAAACAGGACTTAGAATTAATAATGATGCTTCTATTGAGGCAATTGGATCTGACTTAGATGTTGACATTACTTTTATTCCAAAGGGAGAAGGCAATTTAGTTCTTACTGGTGGAACAAATAAAGATTTCTCAATCACTGATGGTTCCACAGAAACTTTCAGAGTAGACACTGAAAGTGGAAATACAACAATTAAAGGTAGATTAGATATAAACTCTAATCTTAGAATTGATGATAATATCATCTCAAATAATGGACTCATCGCAACTACTTCATTCGGTCAAATTATCACAGTGTCCGCCACTGGAACTGGTACTGGATTTACCGATGGCACTTATGTCGCAGTAACTTCAACAACAAGCGGCAGTGGATCTGGAGCTACATTTAACGTCATAGTTACTGGGGGAAATATTACCGCAGTTGCAGTTAATGCTGGTGGTGCTGGATATGCTGAAGGGGATACAATCACTCTTAATCCAGCAACAATCGGAGCTGGAACTGGTAAGACTATTACCGTCACTGATATTGAAGGTGCTGGTATCGTTATTAAACCCCAAAATGGTAAGAATGTTAAGGTAGAATCTACCGCGATGTTTGTTGTTCCAACTGGCACAACAAACCAGAGACCACCTTCAGGAGATCGTCAGGTTGGTGGCATCAGATTCAACTCGGAACAACAGCAGTTCGAAGGATATAACGGTAGCGATTTCGTTTCTCTTGGTGGTGTTCGTGACGTAAACCAAGATACTTACATCCTTACAGAACTTTCTCCTGGTAGTAATGAAGATACCTTCTTCTTCTATAACCAGGGTATAAACAGTCTGGATATTGTTCAAAACAAATTTAAACTGTATACAGCTAAGACTTTTGATACTTATGGAACATTAACTCTTAATGGAGTGACATTTGGATCAAATCCATTAGATGTACAGACACTTGGATCTTCAGTTCTTCGCGTTAGATCTCAAAAAGATGTAGAAGTTACTGGTGGGTTAAGATTCAAGTCCGTTCCAGTTCTCGGTGAGATTGCAACTATCGGAACTGTAACTTCTGGGGTTGGAGTTTATACAGCATCTCAAACATTTACAGCAGTTGCTTCAACATCTCAGTTTGAAGGCAGTGGAGCTACATTTACAGTTGTTATTGATGGTGCTGGATCAGTACAGAGTGTGACTCTTGTTGCTTCTGGATCAGACTATGAGGTTGGAGAAATAGTAACTATTGCAGGCAATCTTCTCGGTGGAACAACACCAGCAAATAATGTTACTTTCCCAGTTTCAACTATTGCAAATACAAGTGCAGCGTTTGCTCGCCTCGACATTCTTCAACAAGATTACGTAACTCAACTCGATAATAAACCATTCCTGACTCTTGACGCAAATGGCGCAGAAGCAGCTTGGAAGATCAATCGTGGTTGGAACTCTGGCACAGAGTCTTATCTGACAGTATTTAATAGCACTGCAACATTCATGGAGTTAAATGATTGTAGAGTAGAGGGTGGACAACTTTCTTCCTTTGCATCAAACTCGACTATTGTTCAGTTTAATAAAACTACATTTAAGGGTGCTAAGACTTTGGTTACTATCGAAAGTAATGATGGTAAGGTTCACATGCTTGAGGTAACTACAGTTTGTGCCACAGCAGGTACAACAGCATACGCTACCGTAACAAACTCAGTAACCTCAAACAACGACCTTGTAGATGCAACCGTAACTGTTGTGGGTAATAATGTTAACATTTCCCTCAACAAGTCAAGTGCAGCTACTTCATCAAGTTCCTTCACTGGTAGATACACAACCACGAAGGTCAAGGTATAAATAACCTAAGGTAATCTAAAGTCATGGCAATTAAGAATTTTTCGTCAATTGGTGGCTTTGCAGTAGGTTCTACAGAGGTACTCGATACAGATTACGCTCTGAAGAACATCTCTGCGATGCATATGACTAGTGATCAGTTTGCTGATGCAAACAAAGATACTTACATCATGAAAGCAACCACTAATGCCGCATTAAATACCAATCAATTGTCTTTAGATGGTTCACAAGCAATTGCTACAAATAGTGCAGCTCTTGCAAATGACACTGTTTCTTTTGTAACGGCGAGAATATTTGGACAAGAAACAACAACAAATACATATGTATATGCGAGTCAGTTTGAAGTTATTATTACCACAGACTCATCTGGCAATTCAACAGTTGCCTCAACTTATGAGAATGTAATTCGTGAAAATTTACCTGGTCAAGAAGAATGGTCAGTATCTCCAGATCCATTCAAGATTGGAGCAAATCCATTTTTCACTTTTGAAGTTGCATCTGTTACATCATCGTCCACTGTTAAGTGGATTGGAATATTAGAAATCACAGTCGTATCTTAAGGATTCGGAGCACATAAATGAGTCTGAGAATTAATTCTGAACAGCAGAGAATTGAAGGTTCAGGTAAGGTTGCCACTGGTAGTTGGATAAATGCAACTTACTTTAGAGTAGGTACTACCGTAACGGTCACCTCAGTTGGGCACGGATTTATTGATACTGAAGAACTTGAGATTGATATAACTTCTGGTGGAGCTACCAGTGGAAATTACACTATCACCGTAGTAAATGCAGATAGTTTCACATTCCCAGACTCTGCAAGTGGTACGATTACAGCTGGAAATACACTTTCATATAGAATCAGACGCTCATTAGTTCTTAATGCTGAGGAGAAATTAGGTATTACAGTTGGAACTGGAACTGCAGAATCTTCAGCTTTAATTGTAACTAAGGATCAACTTGGTGACGTTCGTGTAGGTATCAATAACACAAATCCTCAGTATGAACTTGATGTTGAGGGTCAGATCAGAACCACTCGTTCGATCATTTCAGATACTGCAACGATCATCAACCTGGATATCGGGACGATTGTTAACCCAGCATTAAATCTCCGTGCTCCTAACCTCCTCAACTACCAGGACACGGACGTTACAAGTCCAACATATCAACAAACATTCTTCCCAACAGCAGATACCCCACCATTAGATGATCAGTCTCGTCGTATTGCAACAACTGATTTCGTCTATAGAGTTGCTACCAACGACACTGGTGGTCGTGTCTATGTTTCTGCCACTATTGGGGATGACGACAACGATGGTCGTTCGGCAGCAAGACCATTAAGAACAATTAAAAAAGCAGCTCAAATTGCTTATAGTTTACAGTCAGCAACTCCATCTGCAGACGATGAATATGTATCGATTATCGTATCTGGTGGTGAGTACTTAGAAGACAACCCAATCTCTCTCCCAAGAAACTGTTCTCTGATTGGTGATAACCTTCGTCGTGTCGTTGTTAGACCAGCAAACCGTGACCGCCACATGGTCAAGGCTTCTAACGAAACTTATATTAACGGCGTAACTTTCAGAGATGCACTTCAAAATCCAAATGATCCAAACAGTGCAACTCTCTATACTTGGAAGTATGCATTCGTATTTGACGATAAGCAAAGACTGTACTATGAACCAGATGTAAAGCAAATCCCAGCTGTTCCTGGTGAGAAGTTCCAAGGTGAGAACGTACAACTTCTTACATTTAGAGATAATACTGGAAATAATACTAACCTTCTTCCTGGATATGCACTTACAAATGAAGGTGGATCACTTACTGCAATTGTCCAGTCAGTAACATTTACTGGACCAGTAGCATCTCCTTATTCCACTGGTAGCGTAACTGTTCTCGTTACATCTGGAGTTAACGACTTTTTCTCCAGCGTTGATACGATTTACTATGCTCCAACTTTGGGACAAGTTGCAAACGATCCAAACAACCCACCAACGTCTCCCAACGCTGCTCTGATTGATGTAGAGTCTCTTAGACCAGAACTGGAAACAATCTCAAACCAGATCTATCAACACACGTTTGATTCCGAGAGAGAAACTCTTCTCCTAAATGCAACTAGTGTTAATGATACAACTGATGTCCTGACGATTAACAGTCACGGATTGTTCACTGGAGCTGCCGTCCATTATAATAATGATGGTAATACTAGTGTTCCTGGATTAATCAATAATTCTGTATACTACGTTCGTGTATTAACAGCAAATACATTTGAACTCTATGATAATTTTACAAATGCAAACTTTGATGCATCCTCAACGACTAAGCAAGGTCTTGTAGATATTACTGCTGTTGGTGCAAATACCATCCATTATTTGACATTTGGCAAAGTGATGCCAGAGTCTAATAATATCTACATTAGAGGTCATCAATTTGTTACTGGTGATCAAATCATCTATCGTGCCAGCAAGATGGGTGCAATTGGTGGTCTTACCGATGGATCTTCATATGCAGTATATGTAGAAAATGAAAATTGGGTTAGAATTGCAACTAGCCAAGCAAACGCTACTAGAAAGAACCCATCTGGACAAGACGATCCTATTACTGTTGATATAACTTCAGCAGGTAAGGGATTTCAGAGATTTGATCTCAACGAAAGAGTACTTTCAGTTTCAACAATTGATACTTCACTTACAACCCAACAAAACTATGAGGGTGTTGTTATTTCTCTTGGATCAACAACATATCATGACTACGAAGTTGGTCAAGAAGTAAACCTCTATGGATTCCAAAGTTCCACAATCAACTTTGGTGCCAGTGCAGCATACTCATATACTCAAAGTGGCACAACAATTCAGTGTACAATCACTGGAGTTGATACTAGTCTTGTAAATTCATTCTGGGGCAATCTTACAACTCTTGGTGAAGCTGGTCTTAAGTTTACATTTACTACAGGTGGAGCTCCATCTAAGGTTTATCACTGTGATACGTTTACAACTGGAACTACTTTCCCAACCCTTCCATCTGGAACAGTATTGGGTCTTGCCAGAGGTAGATATAGCTCTGGAACTCAAACTGTTAGATTTACTCTTAATGCTCCAGATAGTGCAACAAGAACTGGTACTTTCTCTGTTGCAGATAACATCGAAGATCTTAACGGTAGAAAGTATGTAACTCATAGAATTGAAAGAGCTGATGGATTCGCAATTGCATTCGCAGTAAGAGGATCATATTCAAGATTTGGAAGTGCTCTTGATATTGCTGGTGATCAAAGTGTAGTTGCGGCAAATAACTATGTTCTTGCATCTCTCAGGAACTCTCCATATGGATTTACATCAGTATCTCAAACTGATCGTTACAGAGATGGTGCTGAAGCAATCAGAGTAAACCAAGACTTTATTGCCGAAGAAGCATACGGATATATTAAATCACATCATACCTCTTCAAGTACAAGAGGAACAACCATCCCCATCGATGGCACAACATATTCAAGCATCACTGCAAATGCAAGATCTGGATCCTACAGCATCAGTGGGCAGACCCTGACGGTAACCGTTCCTCTAGGACATGCTGGATATGCTCTTCAGACTTATAACTTCACGTTTAGTGGATCTCTCACTGATGGTAACTATGCTGTAGCAGACACTCCAGATTACAGAACTCTCACAATTTCTCTTGCAAGCCCTGCGAATAATGGAGAGACTGGTACTGTTACATTTACTACTCCTCTTCCACATGTAACTCCTGGAAGTCAACCCCAGTCAGATCGCTATGCTGATGCATCATCTCTGATTCTGGCTAACGCTGTCATGATTGCTGAAATGGCAGTTGAAAGAATGGTTGCTGAGCAGTCATTTACTATTCCAACTGGAAAGCAATCATGTAAGGATGATACAGTTGATTTCCTGAAAGCACTCTCATATAACCTAACATTTGGTGGTAACGATCAGGTATATGATGCAGCAAAATACTATATTGATGGTGCTCACGTTTTAGGTGAGGAGAATCAATCAGTAATCGTCTTCAATTACGCTAGAGATCTCGCTATTTCAGCGATGCGTAATCAGACATTCTCATCTGCATTTACTACATATAATCTTGGTGCATACACTCAGGTCAAAGATACTACAGTAACGCAAGATATTCAAAATCCATCTTGCCAAGATGTAGCTGCATCCATTACAACTCTGACTGCTATTGTCACTCAAGCAATTGGTAGTACGGGAAATCCAGGAAATCTTACTGGAATTGCAAGAACTTATGCTGCTGGCGATCAGCAGTGCATCGATGACATTCTCAAGGTACTGAGAGCATGGCAGTATGATCTTCGTTATACTGGCAACTCTGCAACTGCAGAAGCAGCTAATAAGTATGTTGGTGCTGGCGTACAGAACTTTATTGCAAATGAAGTTGCATTCTCCAGACAGGTTTATGCATACGCAAAATTACTTTCTAAGAAATCAATCAACTCACATCTTGATGATGGAAGATTCTCTCAGATCGTACCAGTTTCAAATAGCTCAGTAACTGTAGATCCATCTGCTCCAGAGTGTGCAAACGTTACTTCTGCACTTACAACTCTCTGGACTGCTCTCGATAATGCTATCTTGAATAATACTGCTATCACTAGTATTACATATCCAGATCCAATTGTCAGTGAGCTTGGAGCTAACAATTATAGCTTCGCACTTATCAATACTTTCCTCGATCTTCCAATCATCGAGGCATCTCCATACATTCAAAACTCTTCTCTGATTTCCTTTGAAGGTGGTTCTGGATGTGAGATTGACGGTGCTAAGGTTGCAACTCCAAACGTACCTCGCCCAGGTCTCAAACTTGATAGCCTTGGTAATACAATTGCTTTATATGATCCACAGGGTAAGTCGATGGTTGCATCGGCATTCACTATCATCTCGTTTGGTGGTACTGCATACAACATTCTGAACGATGGTTACACACAGTTAGTTTCTGTGTTTGCTATCTTCTGTCAAGATGGTATTGTCTGTCAGTCTGGTGGTTATGCATCGGTAACCAACTCTGCATCTAACTTTGGCACTTACGCTCTGCGTGCTACTGGTTATCGTGCTGAAGCATATTCATTCGATATCGGTCAAGTTGTTTCTATTACAAACCAAGTTGATGGTAATGGAGCAGAAACAGGAAGACAAGAAATTGTCATTACTGGTCCAGCACTAACTAATATTCCAGTAGAAGATTATCTTATCAAGATCGATGGTTATGAGAATACAAACCCATCTCTTGAGTTTATTATTCTTCAAACTAAGAATGTATCTGGTTCTCCTGGATCTCAGATCACTGCAACTATTGTAACTAACCAATCTCTTGATGTTACTGAGACTGCAACTTCTACTCGTTATGCATATTCTCTTGGAAATATTGCTGGTGGAACAAGCACTCCACTTGTAGGCGAAACAGTCAGACTTCATAGACCATCTGTTGTCAACTCTTCATCTCACACTTGGGAATTTTCTGGATCTGGAAACAGCTATGCTGCTCTTCCACAAAACGGTGGATTTGGTAGAGGATCTGCTTTTGAGGCAAGAGAAGAAGAGTATGGTCAGGTTTATACCTCTGGCACTAACGAATTTGGTGACTTTAAAGTAGGTAACTTTGTTACCATCTTCAACAGAACTGGTGCCATTAGCTTTGTTGGTACAGTTGCAATTTCCGAACTGACTTCGATTAAGATTACTGGTGGAGATATTACAGTTACTGGATTCTCTGCAGACGATAATCTCGGTGGAGCATTTGCGTCAGATTCTCTGCTCCCAACTCAAGCATCTGTTAGAGACTACATCTCCAACAACCTTGGTCCATATCTGAACCAACCATATTCAACCAACGCTGTTCCTTCTGCTCTGGTTCAGTTGACTGCAACTGGTAAGATTAACATCGACCAGATTCCAGCTCTGCGTCCATTTAATATCACATCTGTCAACTCAACGCAAGAGCGTCTTGAACTTGAAGACGTTGTTGCTGGTGATATTGCAATCGAGACAACTACACAAGTATTCAACGTTGCTCCAGCAGATGTCAATACTAGCACAGAAGAAATTACTATCACTGCCCATGGTTTGGCAACCGAAGACGGTTTAATTTACAGTCAAGGAACTGCTGCAATTGGCGGAATCACAAATGGTTCCACTTACTATGCGATTGTAGTTAATGCAAATACAATTAAGCTTGCAGCGAATGCAACAGATGCTGCTAATGGAACTGCAATTGATCTCACTTCTCAAGGAACTGGAACTCAGGTATTTACTACTCAGGGTATCGCAGTTTCATATATTCTTGAAAATGACTTAGACTCACAGTATATTACATTTACTCCAAACAATACATACTCATTCCCCAATTCATCAATCGTTAATGGCAGCTCAACTGGAGCAACTGGTGTGATTACTGATTACAACGATGGTGCAGTTTACAACTACGATATTGATGTTGCTGGAGCATTCTATGCAAATAATTTTGCTCTGACGATTAGCGCACCAAATGACACTGTAAACGGAATTCAAGCTGCTGCAACTGCTAATGTTGTAAATGGAAGTGTTGTATCTGTAACCATCACAAATATTGGTAAAGGTTATTATAACAATCCAACAGTTACAGTTCCAACCTCACCTGGAGGTTCTCAGTACAACGCTAGCATCTCTGCTGCAGTTGAGGGTAGAGTTTATCTTGATATTGCAAACAATATCAAATTTGACACTGGAGACTTTATCCGCGACTTATCTGGTTCTAACGTTGGAACTGGCACATACTCTCAAACAGCAAGCACAACTATTGTTGTTACCGAGACTGGGCATGGATTATCAAATGGCAACCTAGTATATTTGAACTTTACTTCTGGTACTGCTCCAGATGGATTCTATGTAGTTTCTGTCAATAATGCAAATGAGTACACGGTAACTACAAATGCATCTTCCACAACTAGTGGTAATGTAGAGAGAGAAAGAATTGTAGATATTCTGAGAGCAGTTAACACTTCTGCTTCAGATGCTGCTAACTGGACTCAGCTCACTTCTACAAACATCGATGCATCAAACATCGTTTCTGGAACTATTGATCCACAACGTCTTGCATCTAGAGGTGTTGCTAATGCATTCACATTCCTTCGTGGGGACTCTTCTTACGAGTATGCATTACAATCGATCAAACCAGAAACTGCTGATGCTATCGTAATCAGTGCATCAATTACTGATAGTACATATATTGACAGTATTACTATCACAAGTGGTGGTACTGGATATACTCCTCAAAGTGGAACTCAGATCTATCAGAATCTTCCTCTTGCAGGTGGTAATGTTTCAGTAAGTTCTGATGATGTAGCAAGAGCAAGCTTTACAGTTACTAATGGTGTCATCACTGCTGTACAAGTAACTGATCCTGGAACTGGATATACTGGAAACTTTACTGTTACCGTCCCATCAGAATTAGGTTCACCTTCTTCAGCAGCAAACTTAACGGCAGTTAAGGGTACGGTCAACCGTGGATATGGAAATATTAGTATTGACGTTAGAAAAGCAAACGCTAATACGACTAATACTACTGTTTATGGAAACTATGGTCTTATTAAGTTACGTAAGAGAAAGAGTGATCAAGCTCTTGCAAACCAAACTGAAGCTGGATTTATTGTAACAAATAGCGGTGAAGTTAGCCTCGATCAGGGAACTGGATCTGGTCTTATTGCTGAATTTATTCAGGGTGCTTTTGGAACTCTGAGTCAAGCTGATCTTATCGATGCATCTCTGTTTACTCAGGGGACTCTTGATCCTGCTCGTATTGCTCAGGGAACCTACAACATCTCGATTAACGGAACTGCTGCTACATCAAACAGATTACTACATGATGAAGTTCCAGTAACATCAAACCCAGCTCCTAGTGGAGCTCAGTTAGGTATTGAACTTCACCTGAGAAACAACAGCGCAGTTTCACTTAACGATGGTGGAACTCAGGCTGGTGTTCTCACATACAGAAGAAAATCCGCTTCAAGCACAAGAGCAGTAACTCAACTTGGATTTACCGATAATAATAATCTTTGGATTCGTGGTGATAGCGGTGGAACCTCCACAACATATTCAAACTGGTATCAAATCTGGTCTTCTAATAA